AAAATAATGGCCATTATGGTCCCCCAACCTCGTTATGATTATTATGAGAATGTTGGGATTGTGCATGGATCAGTCGCATGATGCGACTGGAGTGATTGACAGCCTAATCACCATGTGTTAAAACTTTTACACAGGGCGGTAATAACGCCTCCCTGTGTAGAGGATTCCACATGGCGAAAATCAGGCTTGTGGCTGGCTACGACGGGTTCTACGGGATCACCAGAACAGGAGTTCCGTATACCCGTCGTATTAAAGGACCGATCGTTAACCGATACGGTTCTTGGAAAAAGATGCGACCGGGAGAGACTTCCTAATACGGACATCAGTTTGTGATCCTGTATAAGAACGGGACGAAAAAAACCAAACTGATCCACCACATGGTTTTGGAAGCATTCGTAGGCCCGTGTCCGAAGGGCATGGAATGCCGCCACCGGGATGGCAACCCCCGTAACAACAATGTAGAAAACCTCCGATGGGGGACCATCGCTCGAAACAAACGAGATATGGTGGAACATGGAAGGACGAACAAGGGCATCAAATGTCATGCGGCAAAATTGACCGATACTCTTGTGGTTCGTCTTCGGAGTGATCTAGCCTACGGGATGACTCAAGCAGTCGCCGCTGAAAAATACGGTGTCGCCCAATCCACCGTATGTAAAATCCACAAGCGGCTGTCTTGGACCCACATTTAACCACCCAGAGGAATGAAACGTGGACTACTACCGAGTGGAAGCCGGCAAGCACGTCGAGCGGCAGGCGAACGGGAAGTTGAAGACGTGGAAGAAGGGCGAACTGATCCAGAGTGACCGGGACTTGGTCGCCGCCTACGCGAACAAGTTCGTCAAGGTCCACCCCAACGACATTCCGGTGTCGGCGGCGAACGAGGCGCTGGAGCGTGCGAAGAAGGCCCGCGAGGAGGCCAAGGCCAAGGTGCGGGAATCGGAGCCGGAGGAAGAGGACGACCTGCCGCCGGAGCCGGAGGAAGAGGACGAGGCGGCCGGCCTCGGGACGGACGTGACCAAGAAGTTCGACGCCGTCCACTCCGACGGGCGACTGACCGTCCACTACGACGGGGAGAGCTACTCGCTCGCCCAAGACGGCGAGTCCGTCGGCGGGCCGTTCGACAAGCGGGGCGTGGTCGAGTTCTTCAAGAAGTGGAAGAAGTCCAACCCCAAGTGAATAGGAGGGGTCGATGGCATACACGACGCCGGCCAAGGTCCAAGCGATTTTGGACCGCAAGTGCAACATCGACCTGTCCCCGTTCATCGCGGCGGCGAACAGTTTGGTGGTGAACGTGTGCGTCCCGTTGAGTTACGACGACGCCACGTTGGAGAAGATCGAGACGTGGCTGTCCGCCCACTTCTACCACATCCTCGCCATGAGGAACAGTGAGGGGGAGGCGGACGGTATCAAGGACGTGTTCCAGAGTAAGGTGGACCTGGGCCTGAAGGTCACCCACTACGGCCAGATGGCGATGATCCTCGACTACAAGGGAGGACTCGCCCGACTGGATTTTTCGGCGATGGGAAAGGGCAAGCCCCGCCTCTCCCTGACGTGGCTCGGGAAGCCGCCGCGACGAACCCCTCCGTGGGGGTGGCCGCCGGCTTGGAACTTCTGAGGGGCGTGGAACTGTTCTCCTCCCTCGTCGCCATGTGGCCGGCGTCGGAGGAGATCATTGCGGAAGTTCGGTCGTTGGAAGAGTTGGTGTGGAGGATCGTGATGCCCGACCTGTCGAACATGATGATCCACCAGATCGTGTACTGGGCACCGCTGGCGGTGGGGAACGACGGCCAAGTGACGTTCAAGAGTCCTGTGCAACTCCCGTGCGGCCGGTGGACCGATCAATCCGAGACGTTCATCGACAAGAACGGCAACACCCAAGTCAGCCGGGCCAAGGTCCGGCTGACGACGGACGTGGTCGAACTCGGCGTGCTGTGGAAGGGTAAGTTGGCGGACCTCGAGTCCCGGACCGACCCATTCCTGAACCCCAACGCTTGGGGCATCCGGTTGTACAGGAAAATCTACTCCCGCGACGGAGGAGAAGCCCTCCGGATCGCCATGCTGTGAGGAGTATGTTATGCCAATCCGGATCACAGGACTCGAAGGCGTCCTGAAGGCCAACGGGAAGGCCAAGCAGAAGATGAAGAAGACGGTGTCCGAGACGCTGGTCCAGTGTGCGAACATCCTCTTGCGGAAGTCTCAGAAGTTGGTGCCGGTGGACACCGGGGCACTGAAGTCCACCGGCAGGGTGGAGGTCAACGAGAAGGCCGGACTCGCGGCCGAGGCGAAGGTCGTGTACGGCGGCGGAATGGAGGTCAAACTCCCCGGCTTCGTTGGCGGCGTTCTAACTCCGGACGCCATTACGAAGGTCGTGGACTACGCCTTCGTCGTCCACGAGAGATTGGAAGTTTACCACGCCCCGCCGACGCAGGCGAGGTTCTTGGCGGATGCCGTACCCGCCGTCCGTGGAACGATCTCCAGCGTGGCGAAGCGGAACGTCGCCGTCGCGGTGAAGGGGGTCTGATGATCCAGTCAACCGCCTCCGAAGTCGTCGCCGCGTACCTGATCGGACTGGGGACTCTCGGCATCGGGAGGCCCGCCGACGACCCGACTTGGCCGATCACCAAGGGGGCACTCCCGACCGGCACCGTGTCCACGACCGCCCGGCCGGTCGGCGGCGACTCGTGGGTGTCGTGCCGGGACGTGACACCCTACACCGAGGGGAAGTACCAGAGTACCGGCGAGTCCGTGGTCAAGCCCAAGGTCCAGATTCTGGTGAGGCACAAGGACTACGACGCCGCCAGTCTGCAAGCAAGGAAGATTTCCGAAGCCCTGAGTCCGGTGAACCGGGTCACAGTGGAAACCCTCTCGGAAGAGGAAGTGTTGTTCGAGGCTTGCTGCATAGAGCAGCAGCCGGCCTTCCTCTACGAGGAGGAGAAGAACCGCCGGCAGGTGTTCGTCCTCGTGGTCAAAGTCACAATCTCGGAGGTGTGAGCGATGCCAGTCCAAGGAGTCTACAACATCAGTGGCAGCGTCCAAGGACGCAGCTACAACGTCCAGACCAACGTCAACAGCAACGCGGCCTTGCAGTTGGACGAGTCGTGCGTAGTCGGGAACTCGGGCGTCCTGACCACCCGCACGAACAACTCGGTCGGGGAGGTCACCGCGAACTCCAACGCCCACACCATCGTCACCAGCGCGGTGGTGGACCTGTACTGGACGACCGGGAGTCGTCGCGGGATTACGGTCGGCACGGTCAGCGGCACCGCCATCCCGCTCACCAACTCCGGCAGCGGGGATAACCTGCCGGTCGTCAACTCGAACGTGGTCGTGTCCACGGTGTCCATCGTGAACACCTCCATCGTCGGGGCGAACGTCACCGGCCTGGTCGTGGACGTGGCCGGTGCGGTGGACGGCATGTACTCCTTCCTCGCCAGCGGCACGGAGGTGTTCGGCGGGAGGCTGAACAGCGGGGCCGACTACGTCTGGTTCACCGGGAGCGGCGTCACCAACCCAGTCACCGGCAGCACCATTGACACCGTCCGGTTCAGCACCGGCGGAACCACCGCCAACAGCGTTGTCCGCGGAAGCATCCAGTACAACTGACCCCATCCGGAGGTAACTGCCCGTGGCAATTTTGAACGACGGATTTAGCACGACCATCGGCTTCGCCACGACTGGTCCCATTTTCGGCGTAATCGCCCTCGAAAAAACCGTAACCCCAGCGGGATTGTCCGGCGGTGGTGGTATCCCCATCACGACTATGCGGAATCTGACCATGCGGACGGTTGCTCCGAAGTCGCTCATCACCGTGGACGCCCTCACTCTGACGGTCGCTTACGATCCGGGAGTTTACGGCGGCGGCAACACGTTCTCCGGGTCCATCAACATCAACCAGCAGATCGTCATTGCCTTCCCAGACGGGTCCACGTTCACGTTCTGGGGGTTTTTGGACGAGTTCAAGCCGCAGGAGAACCGTGAGGGCGAACAGCCACTTGCCGCCCTCACGGTGATCGCCAGCAACATCGACGACACTGGGAGCGAATCCGCCCCGATCTACGCCGCCGCGTGATCCGTAATCCCTCACCAAGGAGTTTTCAATGTCCGAAGAGACGGTTCTGGAGATTTCGCTCACCCTCAAGGAGCGGAAGATCAACATCGGCGGCGTCCTGCACACGGTCAAGGAGATGACCGGCACGAAGCGGGACAGGTGGATGAAGGACATGAGCGACCGGATGAAGACGGACGCCACCGGGAAGGCCGTCGGGGTGAAGAACTTCGACGGCCTCCACGCCAGCCTGATCGCCCTGTGCCTGTTCGACGCGGACGACAAGCCGGTCCCGGAGAAGTCGATCAAGGAGTGGCCGGCGTCCGCCCAGACCGCTGTGTTCGAGGTGTGCCAGGAGATCAACGGACTTGGGGGCGACGAGAACGAGGAGGCAGTAAAAAACGACTGACCGGCGAGGAACTGGACTGGTTCAAGCTGGCCTCCCACCTGAAACTCCCACTGTGGAGGGTGAAGGCTGAAACCACCAGTACCGAATTCGTCATGTGGAGGAGACGCCTCATGGACGAGGCGAACGACTTCCACAGATGGGATTCCTACCTCGCCGAGTTGTGCTTCCAAATGTACCTTCTCCGCGTGTCGTTCGGCGGCGGCAAGGTGGAACTCAAGGCCGAGGACTTTCTCATGAAGTTTACGGCCAAGAAACCCGAACCGGCCCCGGGCGAGAAGACGCCGGAGGAGAGGCGAGCGGAAGCGGAAAAGTTGAAGACCGGAATTCTGGGGGCGTTCGGGATCAACCCGGACACCGGCGACCGACACCCGAACCTCCGGGTCCGGGACAGGGCACCGCCTCCTACCAGTCTGCCGAAACCACCCGCCAGACCGCTCAGACGCCCGGGACCATAGCTCATTTGCGATAGGCGAGCGTATACGGGGTTTTCTGCTCTCGGGTGAGGTTTTACCCGCCCAATGGGTAGATCGCCCCGTATACGCTCGCCTATTGCGTTTAAACGGCCATTCTGACCGGCCGAAACCGATACAGACCACTACCCGGGGTATTTCCCGTGGACATCGAAAAGATCATCGTCTCCATTGTCGGGGACACGACCAAGTACAACAAGGCGTTGGACGACGCCAGCAAGAAACTCGCCGACACCGTCCGCCGCATGACGGAGATGAGTGGTAAAAATCCATTCGACGGTATGACGGAAGCGATGACCAAGTCCGCCGCGAAAATGGCGGCGGCACAGCAATTGATGCTCCGCAGGCAGCAAGAGACGGCAAAAACCACGATGAAGAACCAACTGGACGCTCTAAGGGCGTTCAGGGCGGTCCAAGACAAAGAATGGGCGGATTACGCCAAAAAAGACCAGAACCGCCGACACCAGATCGAAATGTGGTACAAGGGCGGGAAGGGGACCATCGACAAGGCGACTCGGGACTTCTTGATCGGTGTGGAAGACGAGAAACTGGCTAAAGTGTCGGCGGCACAACGGAAAGCCGAAGCCAAATTCGTCGAGCGGCAGCGGCAGGCTATGTTCCGGTTGATGAGTCGCCAAGAGGCGGAGCGGGTGATGGCGGCAGAAACCGCTGCCAGGAAAATGGTGACCGATCCGCTCGGGGCGAAACCGCCGAAAACTCCCAAAACAGGACCATCGTTCTCGGAACGGCACCAGCAGGCCATCGACTCCAACTTCATGTCCGCCGGCAAGTTCTTCGCCATTTCCGTGGCGGCGAACTTGGCCTCCCACGCGGTCACCAAGTTGGGGAATGCCTTCTACGAAGCCGGCGTGTACGCGGTAACCGCCGGTGCCCACTACGAGGTTCTACAAGTCCAGCTTGAGGGACTCACCGGGAGTGCGGAGAAGGGCAAGAAGCTGTTCGAGGACTTGCTCGCCACGGCGGTGGAGACGCCGTTCCGGGTGAAGGACGTGGTGAGTGCCGCTAAGGAACTCAAGGCGTTCGGATTCGCCACGGAGGAGGTCAACGGGACGGTCAAGGCGCTCGGGGACATCAGTGCCGCCACCGGAACCCCGATGCACCGCCTGATCCTCGCACTCGGTCAGACCCGGATCGCCGGGCGGCTGATGGGTCAGGAAATGCGACAGTTCGTGAACTCGAACGTCCCGCTCATCGAACACCTGTCCGCCGTGATGGGGAAGCCCGTCGGCCAGATCAAGAAGATGATCGAGAACGGCCAGGTCGGGTACGCGGACGTGGCGAGGGCGTTGAACAAGCTGGTCGGGGAGGGCGGACGGTTCGAGGGGTTCATGGACAAGATGTACAACACCATCGAGGGCCGCTGGAACTCGGTGGTGGACTTGGTGGAGATCGGATTCGCCAAAGTCGGCCTGTCCTTCATGAAGGGTGCCGGCGTCTTCGAGGGACTGACCGCACTGGCGGACTGGCTCAAGGGTCTGAACGCGGATCTGCCGGCGGTGGAGCAGTTCGGGAAGAGCGTCGCGGACTTCTTCAAGCTGATCGGCGGGGCGGCGAAGTCGGTCAGGAACTTTGTCCGGGACAATTGGGAGTGGTTGCAGGTCATCGGGAAGATCGCCGCCGCGATGATGGGGATGCACTTGGCGGTGAACTTGGTGGTCGGGAGTCTCAAACTCCTGGTGGTCTGGACTGGCATCGCCAAGGTCGCCATGCTGATCGCCGGGGCCGTCGGATTGATGTACTCCGCGTTCATGGCGTTGGTCACGTTCGCCCCGTGGGTCGCCATCGTCGGCGGACTGGCGACCATCGGCGTCGGCCTGTTCGCCGTGTTCGAGGACTTCACCGAATTCCGGAATCGGATGGCGGACCTGTTCAACGGTTTGGTGAACTTGTTCCATCAGACGATGGACGGGATTACGGACGCCATCAAGGTCGGGGACTGGCAACTGGCCGGGGAGATCGCGTTCGCCGGCCTGACGGTGGCGTTCAAGATGGTGATCGCGGAGTTGAAGGGCGACTGGTTGCGATTCCGAAAGTGGCTGAACGACCCCGCGAGCGGGACGGCGGTCGAAGGAGGGACTGCAAAATTCCTGAACTGGATGACCGAGGGTCGGATCGGGTGGGGCGGGGTCGAACTCACTCCTCACGGCAAAGCCATCGCCGAGCAACTGGACCAGATGGCGGCCGAGAAGAAGAGGGCGAGGCAGGCCGAGGTGGAGCGGGAGATGGCCCCGCAGTTGGCCGAGTACCAGAAGCCGGTCGAGGAGGCTCGCAGGAAATTGGAGGAATTGACCAAGAAGGCGGCCAAGGCGGTGGAGTGGTCGAACACCCCGGAATGGCTGAAGACCGTGATCGAGGCGGAGCGCGACTGGCGCATGTCGGGGGCGGAACACCTGTACGACCAGTCCGTCCGCCGCCAAATGCGGAACCAGTTCCCGGAAGGGTCTCTGGGCTTCCGCACCATGCAGTCGCAGATGGACGTGTTCGACGAGGGGTTCCAAGGACGCGCCGCCGCCAACGCCCGCAAGATCGCCGAGAGTCTGGCCCGGAACGTCGCCCTGTCCGGCATCGTGGCGGCTCAGGTGGTTCAGGGTATGAGGATGACCCACGTCGCCAACGGGTTCACCGTACCCTACGCCCTGAGTCCCGGTGCCAACACCGTCGGGGAGCAGATCCAGCAGCGATACATGAGGGGGGTGGGGGAGGAAACCCACAAGATGGACTTCTTCCGCCAGCAGGTGAGGTACATCGAGGAGGCCAGGACCGGCATCAACGCGGACTTGGCCCCGTTCGCGGAGAGTGCGTTGTTCGGGCCGGCGGCGAGGGCGTTCGGGAAGACTCAGGCCCGCCTGTCCGGGGCCGAGGCGGACTTCGGCCTGCTGGACGAGTTCGACAAGGTCCGCAAATTCGTGGGGGAGAACAAGGGCAGTGGCACGCCGGTCATGCTGCAAGGGAGTGCCGCCGCACAGGAGACGATCAACCGCGCCCAGACGCAGCAAGTGGGCGTCTTAGAGCAAGTCCGGAACATTCTGGAACAGGGACGGATCATGCAGTCGCAGCAAGTGGAGTACCAGAAGCAGACGGTCGCCGCCATCCGCGAACTCGTGCCGTCCGGCCCGCTGCCCGTGGCCCCGCCCCCACGGGAAGTCGGGTTCGTCGGGAACTAACGAGGACTCACCATGCCTTCGGTATCGCCGTATGCGGACATTGACGAGGCCCAAGAACTCCTCAACTCCAGGACCGGGGTGGCCTTCGGGAAGAACGGCAACCGCCCGCTGGAGCGTAACTGGCTGGTCAAGACGACCAACAAGTATTACGGCCCGAACGAGATTTGTTCCGCCACCGGGGTTGCGGAACCTTACGAGCAGTACGTCACCCCGGAGGGGGTGGATTTCGACACCAACGCCTGCTGCTTGGAACTCTCGGCCAGGCTGGTCCCGCAGGCCGAGGACGACAACCGGCACTGGTGGATCGTCACCGCCAAGTACGGCACGGACGTGCCGCCCGAAGGCATCCCGACGATCACGAATCTGGGGAACTACGACACGGGTTCGCAGACCCTGCCGTGGGAGGAGCCGATCCTCATCCGGTACGACTCGGAGGTGATTCAGGACTGCCCGCCGTACAGTATGGACATCGAGAACGGCAAACTGAAGCCGTTCGTCAACTCCGCGTTGCAGCCGTTCACCCCGCCGTACACTCAGGAAGAAGGTCGTCGGATTCTCGTCGTCACTCGGAACCAGCAGACGTTCGACTTCGACCTGGGGGACGAGTACAGCTTCGCCGTCAACTCCGACGTGTTCATGCCGCCCGGGAGTGCCTCCGGGTGCGCCGCCGGGACCGCCCAGTGCTTTCCGATTCACGCGGAGATGGCCTCGCGGGGCATCATTCCTTTTTGGAGGGTGACGTACCGGATTAGAATCGGTCGGTGGATTCTCGACCCGGACGCCCCGCAGACCGGGGTGTACATCCGGGAGCGTTTCTCGCCGGTGCGGATTCTCGACGCCGGTCTGTGCCGCCTCCAAGGGAGCGCCCTCTTCCCCGGGTTCGAGCAGCCGGTCCCCATCATGGGGCCGTTCGGGAGGATCACGCAACCGGACTTGCTCGACGGGGCGGGCCAGCCGGTCGAGATGTCCGGAGGCGTCCGAGACCCGGTGTACCGGAGTTTCACCACGCGGCGGTCCATGCCGTTCCAAGTCATCATCACCACCGGGGTCGGTTAAGACATGAACACCAACCGAGGGGACTACGTCTCGAAGGAAGACTTGCGAAGGATCATTCAGGACTCTCGGTACTCCGAGCGCCTGATGGTGAACACCGGACTGCCGTTCGGCTACCCGACCGTACAGTCCTCGCCCGGCGAGTCCTTCGACTGCGTGATCGAAATCACCGACGTGGAGAGTCAGGGGTACTACACCGGCAAGATCATGATGCTGGCCTCGGCCGTCCAGCCGAAGCAGTGGGTGGACGCCTCGACCTTCTTCTCCGGCCTGGAGAACCAGATCCGGGTCACGACCATGAACCTGGCGTCGGACGCGCCGGACTCCATCGGGGACAAGCTCGTCGTCGGGTGGCGGTACGCCTGCCGGGTGGACGCCCGCGGGAGTGGCGGCAACCCGTTCCCCGACGAGCCGATAGCCTACGCGATGTTCGTGGTCCCGCTCGGGTGTGGGCTGAAGTACCGCGAGGACGCCACCGAGCCGTACATCGACGTGGACTTGGACCAGATCGCCGGGTACGGGCTGTTCGTCAACACGACCGGGGATTGTCCGGTACTGGACGTGAACGTCGCCGTCCTGCCGAACAACGTGACCGTGTTCGACTGCGGACTGAATTTCAACGCGAACTCCAACACGCTGAGTGTGGACCTGTCGGCGGTGGTGGGGTGGGGACTGAGTTTCGCCAACTGCTCTCTGGACGTGGTGATCGACTGTGGACTGACCAAGTCCATCGACGGCCTGCGGCTGGACACTACCACCCTGGTCGGGGATAATTGTGTTACGGCGCTGATCGAGGGCGCGAACCCGTGCGAGATCGCGTTCGACCAGGTCGTGGACACTACCACTACGGAATTGGAATACGGGCAGGTGTTCTTGGGGGTCTTGGGCGGTGACTTGCGGATGGTTCAGAACTGGACGGAGTACACCAACGAGTTCAACTGTGCCGGAGTCCTCATCAACCGGTATGTGAGTGACACCGGGACGACCACCCCGACGCTGATCGACCTGTGCCTGTTCCAGACTTGCTGCAACACGACCGCCCCGTCCGTGACGATCAACTCCAACGTGAACAGTGGTCCGGCTCCTTTGGAAGTGGCGTTCACGTCCAGCGTGACCGGCGGGACCGGGACGATCACCTACGACTGGGACTTCGGCGACGGGGGGTCGTCCACCTCGGCCAACCCCACGCACACCTACAACACGAACGGGAACTTCAACGCCGTCCTGACGATCACGGACTCGTGCGGGTGGACGGCGACGAGCAACACCATCGTGGTGGAAGTCGCCGCCGTAATCCTGTCTTGCTCACTTCCAGATGACTTGTACCTCCACTTGTCGTCCGGTGACTGTCCGGACGCCGACGGGGTGGTCGTTCATTTGGTCCGAGTCGGGGCTACCGATATTTGGAATTTCTCCGACTCCACCGGCGGTGCCGGCGGGTGCGAGCAGGCGGACATTACGTTCGCCCAGTTCGACTGTAGCACCGGGAACGTTTCCATCACGTTCGGGGCGGATAACAGCAGCGGCGAGACGGCACCGACAACGTTCTCCGCCGGCCCCCCGGTCGCCGGCACGTACACCCTGACAATGGGGTTCGTGTTCGATCCAACTTGCTGCGACGGGGTCATCACCGCCGTGCTTTCCGACAGCCCTTGACAGGATCAAGGGATTTCCCGCATGTAGAGTCTGGAATCTTTGTTCAGGACTACCACCCACAACGGCTCGCCCTCGGACGGTCCCTTCCGTATGTCGATCCTCCCGCGAGAGTCCACCACCGCCGTCGGCTCGAACACGCGGGAAGGGCCGTCGAACGGATATCTCAAAAGTTGGACTCGTTCTCCTGGGTTGAGTACACACCCCGACGGGGGTGCGGAGTCCCGCCTCACCCTGCCGGCCCCCGTCAGGTAGCCGGCGGCGAAGAACGACATCGCGATCACGGCGATACTCAAGGACTTTGACATGGATACTCCTAAGTTGAGTGACGAGCGGTTTGCGGAGTTGAACCCCGGGCACCCGAGGACGAAGAAGATCCTCAAGGCCGAGGGGCCGCAGACCGCCAAGGTGTTGGAAGAAAAAAAAGTAGAGGACAAGCCCCCGGTGCTGCGGGCGGTGTCCACATTAGTCCGCAAGGTACGGTGCAAGGACTTGGGACTGTGTCCGAGCGGGAGGTGCGGGGACCAGAACCGAGTGTGCGGACAGGGACTGGGCATCGTCCGCCACCTGGTCGAGTGCCAGACGTGCGAGCAGTACGTCCAACTCCAAGTCAGGGGACCATCGAAATGACGGACCACCAGCACGGGTACTGGCGGGGCTACGCACCCGGAACCTACGACACGGACACCCGACTCGCCGCCGCGCTGGTCGAACACTTCGGGGTCGGACCCAGTGTCTTGGACTTGGGCTGCGGGGCCGGCGGGTACGTCTCCTTGCTGCGGGAGGCCGGGGTGAACGCGGTCGGCGTGGACGGCAATCCGGAGGCGGTGTACACGAACCCGTACTGCGGCGTCCAAGACTTGGCCGAGCCGTTCTCGATGGGACTGTTCGACTGGGTACTGTCTCTGGAAGTGGGCGAACACATCCCGGCCGAATTCCAAGACGTGTTCCTCGATAACGTGGCCGCCCACTGCCGGTCCGGGTGCGTCCTGTCGTGGGCGGTCCCGGGACAGGGCGGGAGGGGCCACCACAACTGCCGGCCGAACGAGTGGGTGGAGGCCGAGATGATCCGGAGGGGCTTCGTGCTGGACGAGAAGGCAAAGACCAACCTCCGCTCGGCCTCCACCTTCGGGTACTTCAAGAACACCGTCATGGCGTTCGTGAAAGATCCACAACGTGGCCGATCTTGAACTGTTCGGAATGGGTGACCAGGACGAATTGCATTCCGAACTCCTCGGCGAGCATCAGGACCATACTCGCCGCAGAGTCCCGGTAACCGGCGGACAGGTGTTTGAACGGCTCGTCCGCCACCAGCAGGAGTCTCTTGGCCGGACGCTTCAGCACCAAGCAGACAACCCGGAGGGCGAACGCCGTCACGTCCAGAACCCCTCCACCCACCCCGTCGGCCGGATCAAGTTCCTTATCACCTCGCAGGAAGAGGGGGCGTGCGGCGGTCCGCCCCCTCGCCTTCTCGAACCGGATCTCGAACGTGTAGGCGTCCTCCCCGAACACGCACGCCAGGCACTTGGACACTACTCCCGCGACCCGGGAGTGGACTTTCTTCTGCACGGCCTCGGCCACGAGTCTCAGGATTTCGGCGGCCCGCTCTAGCCTTTGGACCGTGGCGGCGGATTGGTCACGAACGGATTTTTCTTGGGTCGTCCGCTTCCCGGCTTCCTGGTACGCTTCTCGGTGAGGCCGGAGAGCATTTCGCAGAGCCACGACTTCTTGTCCCATTCTTCCTCCCGAGTGAATTTGACCGTCAGGACGGGGATGTCGAACATCACTTGGAAAAATTCTTCGTGGACGCCGAGCTTCCTCGCCAGTTCGGTGACGTGGTTAGCGGACTCGAAATTTCTCTGAATGACGCCGGTCCCCTGACTGCCCTTCTCCAGCGAGGTGATCTGCTGCTGGTAGAAACTCTTCAACAGGACCAGGGCGAGGGCGATCTCCTGCTTCTCGGTCAGCATCACTCTACTCCGTGGGCTTGTCGATTCTTCCTTGGGTGGCTTCTTTGAACTTCTTGAGGGCGACCGTCCACTTCTTGGCGAGTTTACGCTCCACCACTTCCTGCTTCGCAATCCACTTCTCGAACTCCTCCTTCGTCCTGACCCCGAACTCCTCCTTCATCCTGGCGAGCGATTGTTCCAGTGCCCCGGCCGCACGGTCGTGGTCCCGCTGCATCTGCTCGACTTGTTTTTTTACAGACTCCCAGTCGTCGAGCATAATCATTTGCCCCCCACAAACTTCATGACTTCCCGCTGAACGTCGTCCGGGATGCGGTTCTTGGTCATGTACCGCTTGCAGGACTCTTGGAAGTCGGCGGTGAGTTCGCCCAGTCCTTGCAGCACCTCGGCGAACGCCTCCAGCGAACCGCTGCCTTGGACCAGCTTGTACGAGTCCGAGGATTCGAGGTTCTTGTCCTCGCCGTGCGGGACGCTGACGTAGTTAATCCGGCCGTCGGACTTTAGCAGCCCGCACCCCGTCTCGTACCCGAACTGGTCGGCGTTCCGCCGCATCAGACTCCCGCAGTTCAGGATGTCCATGTCCTTGCGGCTGTGGAGGAACCCGTTGTGGTTGTCCCCGAACACCGCCGCTGTGTAGCCTTTTAGCCGCCTGCGGTGTTCCTCGACGTGCTTCTCCTGCGGGCAACCCGGGAACGAGTGACCGTCCTTCCAGCAGTAGTCGTGGACGACGGCAAGGTTGACTACTCGGTCGTCCTTAACTGAGGGTAATCCGAGTATCGCTTTCCAAGGGAATCCGGTAACGGAAAAATTCCGAGACAGTGCCCTCGTTTCGCCGGCCGGGAGGTTCTCGATCACCCCGGCCTCGACTAGCGTCCAATACCCCGATTTCTTGATGTCCTCGTAGCGGTGGTTGGGGAGGTCGTGCTGGCCCGGGACGGCGTACACCCCACCGAATTTCCCGAACGCTCGGAAATTCTTCAGGGCGAAGTTGATGAGTTCCGGCGGCGGGTTCCACTTGTCGAACACGTCCCCGGCGACCACCAGCGGGCAACTGTGCTTTTTGCACAGGTCGTAGAGGAAATGGAGCGGCCGGCACATGGCGGCGTACCAGTCCGGCTCGGGACTTCGCCACACCGGGGCGGATTGGCTCAAGTGTACGTCGCTGCACAGGACGGCAAGGACTTGTGAATCCTCTGGCCGCACGTCGGACACTTTCTTGGCTGGAGGCGTTTCAGTAGGATCGAAGTCGCCGAGAGTTCTTCCCGAATCCGACATAGTGCTTTCTCCTGCGTCCTGATGGTGTCCAGTAGTTCTTCGCCCTTGCGCCTGTCTTCGGCCGCGTCGTCGCACTTCTTCCTGAGTGCCAGCATCGGCCCCAGGTCGGGCGGCCCCCTCCCGACCGCTCCCGAGGCCATTCGGATTTCTGCCAGTAGTTTCCGGGCACGATTCACCCGGGCGGCGACTTTCGCGTGTCGCGCCCCGACCGCGACCGCGATTAAGCCCTCTGGCAGCCCCGTAGCGGCCCGATCTCGGGTGAGGGTGGCATTTTGTACGGCTGCGAGCGTTCGCCCCGCAGACGCGAGCGTAGAGCGTTTAAGATCGAGACGTTCGTCAATCTTTTCGAGGTTTGAAAGTAGGGCTTCGGCCTCCCGGACCCACAGCAATCCTTTCCTGTCTTCCCGGGCCTTCTGGAGTCGTTCGGTGGAAATCTCGAGTTCCAGCTTGGCCTTGCGGAGGGCGGCCTGGCACCGGGCTTGGGACTCGTCCATCACCTCCAGGTTCACGATCTGGTTCAGGTTCTTCGCCACCTGCCCGGCCGAGTCCGACAACCAGAACTGCGGGTCCATCTGCTTCTGGAAGTTGTCGGCGTCCACCGCCAGTAGGGAGGCGATCTCGTCCGGCACCCCGTCCCGGAACGCCACGAACTCGGACCCGTCGAGCAGGTACTTGTTCTCGCCGCCCTTCCGAAAGCGGGTCACCCGCCGGCCGTCCAGCCAGAGGGTGACCCTCATGCCGTCCTTTCCCCACGGCGGGTACTCGGACGGCTTGCCGGCGAGTTTGTTCAGGCAGACCCACCGCAGGGCACGGAGGACTGACGACTTCCCGCAGTCGGTAGGTCCGACCAAGACGGTGACCGGGTGGTTCAGATCCACCACCCGGTCCTTGTGCTTCTGGAAACTCAGCCGGAGTTTTTCCAACACGGTCAGCCCCCGAGAGTTCCGATTGACGCCCGAAGCAGTTTGATGTCCTCGGCCTTGAACACGCCCAAGCCGACGATCCGCCCGAACGCGAATCCGAGGCACTGGTTGGCGGTGATCCAGTCCTGCGTCTCGCACGCTTTGAGTCCCAACTTCACGATTGCGTGGGCGTGGCACATGCTCGACGGGTGGTCGTGGCACACCTCCGGCGTAGAGTTCTGCCGCTGGAACATCCCGTCCATCATCTCAAGCACGTTCTTCACCAGCATCTTTCATCCTCTGTCGGAAAGTGGTAGAAGGAAACTCACGCAGGAATGACGCGAACGTCATTCCGTAGAACAGGTAGTCACACGCGAACCGGACGTGTTGGCGACGCGGGTTGTAATCTTGCCCGATGTACCACGCCTTAAAAAACTCGGTGGGGAAGTACGCCATCGGGACTCGGCCGTCCCGTTTGTGGACGATCAACCAGTACGGCGTGCCGTCCCGCTGTCTGGCGGCGATGGCCTGGTCCAAGAACGCCTCGAACCCCTGCTTCGCCATCTTGGGAGTGCGGTCCAGCAGGTGCATCGGGTCGGCCCGGTTGTACCCCCGCTTCAACTCCACGGTGAACGTCCTGGTGAACAGGAAGCCATCCGGATCGGTGGCCGCCACGTCCCCGGCCTGCCCCGCCGTCTTCTTCCCCTTCTTCGCCCGGGAGGTGGCCCGCCCCCCGCTCTGACTACTCCTCCAGAACACGTCGTCCCTGGTGCCGTTGGACCACCACTCGCTGAGGGCGCGGCACACGTCCCTCTCGAACTGGGACCCTTTAGCCATTTGGGAACACCGTCCTCTCGAACGCGGAAGGATTGGTTGCGGCGGCTTGTTCATTTTCCCGAATGTCGACGAACGGCCCCTCCTTGACCACTTGGTCGAACTCGAATCGCAGAACTCCGCACGGGCAAATGTAATCCTCCGGGTCTTCGGCCCCGGCCCTCAGTTTCGCCATTGTGGAGGTGTACAGCGCCTCGCATTCCGCACTCGACCAGCGTATCCGATCCTCCGCGTTGCCGGCACACCAAGTGGACTCGTTTCGGGAGAACTCCGCCATCTGGTGGTCCCAGTGGTAGGGGAGGTACTCCTCGTATTCCCCTACCATCTGTTCGCCGATGAACACGTCGAATCGGAACAAACTCATCACGCACGGGCAATTGTCTCCGTGGATCTCTCCGACTTTGGACTTGCAGTAAAAGCACTCGTCGGGTTTGCCGGCCGGTCGAATTCCATCGTCGTTCTCCAGAACTCTGGGGGCCGCCCCTTTCAGGTCTCGGATCACCGTTTCAACTCCTTCCTGATCGCGTCGGGACCTCGTACCGGGAGCCACCCGCCCCGCATGTCCTGGTCCTTGAGGGTGGTGAACCCCAACTCGTCCATCAAGTTCTCCCACGCCCGGCGGTCGATCTTGCAGTCGGGGATCAGGTCGAACACGGGTGTGCCCGGGTACGGGAGGGTCACCACCTTCAGGTTCTCCTCCACTCGCTTAGCTTCCTGCCTGATCCTCTGGGCCTTCTTCTCCGAGACCTCCTTGCCGGCCAAGTACTGGCACGCCGTCTTCTCCCCCACGAACCCTCCTACACCGGGAACGTCGTCCGACTTGCACCCGGCGATGGCCTTGACCTTCGGCCACAACTCGGGGCGGATGCCGTACTGGATTTGGAAGCCCTCGGCAGTCACCTCCTCCCGCTTGGCCGGGTGGTAGACGTTCACCCGCTTGTGCCGGAGGCACTGGTACAAGTCCTCGTCGCCGGTCACTATCACGGCGGACTCGCCCCGCCCGAGGTTGAAGCACACGGACGCGATGATGTCGTCCGCCTCGTACCCCCGCTTGAGCAGGACGTTGTCGAACCCGATCTGGTGGAGGTGGGTGTCCTTCAACTGGTCGATCTGCGTCCGGCAGTTCAGGAGTTGCTGCTCCTCGTTCTCGGTCACCTTCCTCTTCTGCCGCGACTCCTTGTACCACGGGTAGTATTCCGCCCGGTACGACTTCCCGCTGTCGAAGCAGAACACGCAGTCGTCGGTCCGGAACTTTGCCATGCAGGTGCGGATCTCCCGAAGCACGCCGTACAGGACGCCGGTCGGGTTGTCGTTGAAGGACATCTGGCCGGTCGAGTAGTGTGCCCTCCATGCGAGGTTCGACATATCAAATATTAACCATTTCCGTTTCATACATGACTCCAACTATAGCCGGTTTTTATGTTCCCAATTACCGTCCTACTTACTCCATAATCAGCAGCTATGTCTGGTTGAGTTTCTCCATTTATCAATCTCCGTCGGATAATCGGTATGTCTGCTTCGGTTAGTAGAGCAGCACCTTGTTTCGATCCGATAGCGTGAGTTCCATGTTGTATGGAATCCTGTTTATTTGCTTTTCTAGTATCCCATCGAATGTTGTCCAGTCTATTGTTTCGTGGATTTCTGTCGGGTGAATGGCAGGTTTCAAATCCTTTAGGGCACGGCCCAACAAAAGCCTCCAACACCAAATGATGAACGTATCTGGGGTACGTTTTGCCTTTTTTCCTCAACATTACCACACAATGTCCAGATTTGTGGACATTTGGTTTTAGTGGTCTCCACGGACCTTTAACATCTGGAACTCTCCCAGATTTTTTCCTACATGATTCAATGTCCCCATAATTTGACACGCGGTAGAAACCGTTAAATCCTTTGATTATCCTCCACTCGAACACCAGCCACTTACGCCGTTTCATTTTTGGGCCTCCTTTGAACGCAGTTGGGGGCTTTGTCCCCAAGCAGGGTGTAGTCTGCCGCGTTCAACCCGCAGTGGACGCACTTGCCAGTCGTCTTGTTGAACGAGTGGATGAAGCTGACCGGCTTCCTCGGTGGCGGTCCCTCATCGAAGGTGAGGTGGCACGAGGTGTTGGGGATGATCGACGGAGTTTTCTTCGGCGGGTCGCCCGGCCGCTCCTTGCCGTCACGACGGTCCTCCAGCAACTTGACCATGTAGTTGGAGTACCACACCACCTTCTTCCAGTCTTCCAACTCGTCGGCCTTCTTGCCGGCCCTCGGGATGTACTTGACGACGGTCCCGGACAACCACGCCTTGAACCCGTCCGGCCCGAGCCACGCCTCCAGAACCTTGATGACTTCGTAGGACACGTCCCCGCCGTAGTGCTGCGGGTGGTTGACCATGTCACTCATCACGAGTACCTCGGTTTGCGGTCCACCTTGGTGGCTTCTTGGACTACTTTCCAGTGCTTCGCCACGATTTTGCGGAGGCGGTCGCGGCCCGCGTCGTCGTTGGACAGCATGACGCACAGGTCTTCGATCTTCCCGTCGTGCCCGAACTCGGGGGCGGTGACGCTCGTCTCGTTCCCCTTCCAGTACTTCCACTCGACCAGCCACCGGACGCTGGCCTGCACGTCGTCGATGCCGGTGGAGTGGTAGATGGGGAACTCCAGTTCCCACTGCTGGCCGGTGTCGCGGGTGCGGACGACCCTGGCCCGGGTGATCGCCCCGATCTGGACCTTGTTCCCCTTGAACGGGGCGTGCAGCGTCTCCTTCCGCTTGAGCCAGATTTCCGTCTGGGCGTAGAACTTGAGGGACGTGCCGCCGGCACGGGTGTCGGGCTGGAATTGACTCCCGAACCCGATGTTCTCCCGGATCTGGGAGATGATGTTCAGGATCGACTTCGACTTGACGACCTTCTGGTTGGTGGTGCGGAGGCGTTGGGAGTTCACCTTCGCCTTCGCCGTCCCATAGCTCCCCTTCGCGTCCTTGCCGGCTTCCCGAGCCTCCTTCTCCTTCGCCACCTGGTCCGCGTCGTCCTTCGGCACCAGGGCGTCCATGCTGTCCAGAACGTACAGGCACGGCCCGGCGTCGAAGCACTCGTCCGCGTGGTCGTAGAACTCTTCCGGACTCTGGCTGGCCCCGTTCCCGGGCGTCAGGAGTTCGATGCGGTCGGCCAGCGGGCCGAAGCACCGGCGAATGTCCATCCTGGCCCCGTCCTCGGGTCCGTTGTAGACCATCCGGTAGTCGTCGAACGCGGGGTTCTGGCACGCCTCCGCCATGACCGCGAGGGCCAGGTACGTCTTCCCGCTGTTACTCCCGCCGACCAGCAGGTTGTACGTCCCCTGCTCCAGCCCGTTGAGACTCTTCCCGGTGCAGGCGAGGTTCAGGGTCGGGAGGCCGAACGAGACGTACACGCCCGTCCTAGGTTCCTCCTGCCTCGGGGTCGTCAGTTGCGCCTTCAGGTTCTTCGCCGTCAGTTTCCGCTTCGCCATCTTCGTCCCCCTTCTTGACTGCCGCCTCGTACTCTTTGGTGAGCAGGTCGAGTTGGATCCTGTGGTTGGCGATCTTTCTGGACAGGTGTTCTCGGACGAACGTGGCGTATTCTTCGTCGAAGAATTTCTTGAGGTTCTGGATCGACTCGAACGATAGGATTGCCTTCTCCGTTTTTACCACAGTCCCACCCGGGGTGGTCGTAGTAGAGTCGGATAAAATTAGGTCGTCGTCGTAGGCGGACGCTAGGATGAGGGTGCCGTCCCGCACGTTGAATACTGGTCGCATAAAAGCTCCAATGAAAGAAGGAGGGCGAGAACCAGTCTCGCCCTCCCGGGTCTACCTCAACGGATCAGAATGGATCATCCGAATCATCCTCGTCGGCCGGTGCCGGCTTGGGCTTCTTGCCGGCGGGCTTCTTGCCCGGGGGCGTCTTCCCCTGCGGCTTCTTGGCCGGCTTCTCCTCGGCCTCCTTGGGCGTCAGGTCGTCGGAGTCCATCCACTCCTTCGCCCCGTCCTTGAGTTGCACCAACACCCGCCCGTTGTCCTTGACCTTCACGACCTTGCCGGACTTGCGGACTCCCTTGCGGAGGAAGGTGACGGACTGCCCTGGTGCGAGGGCGGGGGCGTCTTCTTCATCTTCCTCTTCGTCTTCCTCATCATCACCTTCGCCAGCGTCTTCAGCGTCCTCGTCATCATCTGCGCCTGCTTCGTCAGAATCTTCGTCAGCTTCTTCTTCCTCCCCATCACCGTCCTCCTCGTCGGCGTCTTCGTCGTCCGAATCCAGATCCGAGTCCTCGTCGTCCAGCCCCAGGTCGTCCTCCTCCGTCTCGTCCTCCTGGTCGTCGCCGCCCTCCGGGTTCACCAAGCCGGCGATCCGCTTGTACTTCGGCTCGTTGTCGTTGATCAGGTCGTCCAGACAGACGGCCTTCTCCAGCAGACTGGCCGGCAGCGCCTTCTCGTACTCTTTGAACTCGATGTCACTCAGGACCGGGAAGGGCTTGCCGCCCTCGACGCTCTCCTCACGGACGCCGATCTGGAGGTACATGGGCTTGGCCGGGTTGAAGAACGTCTTCAGCTTGGCCTGTTGGTCCGACGGGTAGCGGGACACCTTGGCGGACAGGTGCTTGCCGAAGCAGAAGTTGGAAATCTCTAGGAACTGGATGCCCTTGTCCTTGGCGTCCAAGTCCACCACTTGGAACATCTGCCGCTGCTTCGGCTTGAGGGACTTGGCGCGGGCCTTCTCCTGCATGTTGAGTTCGGCGTAGGGCTTGGCGTAGATGCGATCCGCCTCCGAGCAGGCCGGGCACTTCTTCTTGAAGTTCCGGGCGAGGCAGAGGACCGTTTCCTTGTTCGGGCCGAGGGCCGGGTGGGTGTAGTACGTCCGCTCGAAGTAGAGCTTCCCGTCCGGCACGGCCGGGTTCTTGTTCGTCTTGAACGGGACGAACAGCAGCCGGTACATCTTGTCCTTCTCCGGCTTGAAGTTCCGGAGGTTGTCGGGGATCTTGAACGCCGTCTTCTCGACGCCGCCGGACATGAAACTGTCGCTCATCCCGGCCACGTCGCCGCCCCGCTCCGACTTGTCACGCTTCGCCATCGTCGCCCTCCCTAAAAGTGTAGTATTCCGACTCGGCCAAAAGTTTGGCCTTCGTCATCCGGTACGCGATGAACCCCAAGTACCACGGGAGCAGGGCGGTGGTCACGACCGCCATCCCGAAAATTACCCAGTCCACATTACTCCCTCCTCTTCTTCTTGGGCTGATCCACGCCCTCGAACTTCGTCTTCGGGGACGAGAAGTAGTCCCGACCCTGCAACTGGACTTCCAACTCCAGCATACGCTTCCTGTGTTCGGCGGCGTCCACGGCCGCCTTCGCCAAGCCCGAAGCGTGTTCGGCCTCCAAGTACGCCCGCAGCGCCTGCTGGTAGCGTTTGGACATTTTGATCAGGGACTCGATCAGCCCCTCGGTGATCTTACTCCCGTTCGGCACGAACTTGGTCGGGTCTTTTCGGATGAGTAAGTCCGTCTCCGCCCAGACCAAGTCCATTTCCGCCTTGGCGACCCTGGCCCGGTCCATCTCGTCGGCGTACAGAGTCGCGGCGTCGTGCATGAGGACCGGCTGCCCCTCGCATTCCGTGTCCAGATTGTGCCGGTCGATCTCGAACGCGGTTCTTTTCATAATCACCCCCTTACCAGTTAGATTGCCTCGGACTGTACGCCCGTGCCGCGATTATTTCTTTTCCACCACGTCGTACACGGTCGCGGCGTTCGGGTTGAGTGGGAAGACGTAGCAGAAGAAGACGTGCTTGTCTTCCCGTTTGTTTTTCATCTGGAGTCTGGGGATGATTGCGTTCTCGGCGGATTCACAATCCCCCAAATACCCGCTGTAGCAGACGGCCTCCCTATCGCCGCCGAGGGCCGATGGCTTTCCTATCATGGCCCTCATGGACCACAAGTGCCAGTCGCGGCACGCTTCCAGAAACTCCTTTACTCTCGGGTCCATATCACTTCCCCTGTCTGCCGGCGTGTACCACCTCGAAGCAGTCGGCGATCAGTCCACCTTTCCCGCAGTCGTAGTAGTTGTCTCGGAACACTCTCAGGATCAGGACCGCCCGCCGGTGCAATGGTCCGCCGCCGAGGGCGACTTGGGAGAAGTATCCCAGGATCATTCGCCGGACTTGCTCGGCGTCTCCCTCCAGCGACTTCAGGCACTTCGCCACCTCGTCCCACCTCGCCGACGGACTGATGAGCAGTCGGCAGAGGTTGATGCCCTCCGTCTGGGCGTCGGCCCGGTTCAGCATCTCCAACTGCTCGTCCTCGGTCCCCAGACCGGCGACTTGGTCCAACAGCTTGAGGGCGTCCCGCCCGCTGCCTTGGGCTACTTCGACGATCCGGGCGACCACGATCTCCGCTAACTTGATGTCCTCCTTCCCGCACACCCGCAGGATGAGTTTCTTCTGATCCTCGAACTGGATGGGCTTGGTCTTGTACGTCGTGCAGCGGGACCGAATGGCCGGCAGCAGTCCGTTCGGCTCGCTGGAGCAGAGAAAGAAGTACACGTTCGGGGGTGGTTCCTCCAGTCTCTTCAGTAGTGCGGTCTGGGCGTCCCCGCCGTCCCGCTTGGTCAGTTGGTGTGCCTCGTCAAGGATGTACACCCGGGCGGTGGACTCGGGGTGGAACGCGGCCTGCCCGCACCGGGCGAGCAAGTCCCGAACGTCGTCGAGCTTCCGCTTCTCGGCGGCGTTGATCTCCACGATGTCGCTGTCCAGTGCCCCCACCAGGCCGCCGAGGATGCGGGCGGTGGTGGTCTTTCCTGTGCCCGGGTCGCCGCAGAACAGGCAGGTCTGGGGGACGGCGTTCCGCTTGACCGCCTGCCGGATGGCGGACACGATGTGGTCCTGGCCGACGATCTGGGACAGATTCTTCGGCCGGTACTTGTTTGCCAGTCCTTGATGACTCACTTGGTCGCCTCCATTCTCTCGACCTTGCGGGCACGGATCGTGGCGAGTCGGAGCGACATGCCCGGCGTGGTACTTTGGTGCAGGGTCGGGTGGTCCGGGTGCGACCAATAGTCCTTGCCGCCACGCTTGATCTTAGTCCAACCCCTCTTTCGGAGGTACTGCTGTTTTTCGTCGTCCGTCATTTGGGCCTCCTGACGAAGTTGTTCTTGAACTCGATTCCCAGACCCTCGCGGCGGGACGGGTCGAGGTTCCCCCACTGGTCGGCCATCGCCTCCGCGACCCCGTCGTAGGTCTTGCTCCTGAGTTTCCACCTGTCCTCGCTCGGCGGGAGTTTGTTCTGGCCGCTCGGGGTGAGGTTTCGGTTGCGGACCTTCATCACCTTGGTCGGTTTCAGTTTGGGGAGGTTCTTCAGCCACAGGCAGGTGGTCTTGGTTTCCTCGTGCCCGAACATCCACGGCTGGATGATCTGGGTGGGTTTGCGGATGTGCGTCCCGATGATCGACACCGGGTTCTCGACGCACAGCATGGGAACGTCGGCGTTGAGGATGTCCAGAAAGAACTGGAGGGCTTCCCGCTGCTCCTTTTGCTTCTCTGGGAACCACCTGGCCCCGGACACCGCCAGGTGGGTACACGGCGGGTGGGCGATCACCAAGTCCCAGTCCAGTGCGGCCAGAGCCTCGAACACGTCGCACTGGAGGTGCTGGCCGGGAGTGTCGCTCGGCAGGAGGTCGCAGGACCAAGCGTCGTGGCCCTTCCGGGCGAAAGCGTCCCGCACCGTGCCCGAATGCTCGCACGCAATCAGCACGTTCACGCGATACCCTTTCTTTCGCTCTAGGCGTTCGCTGGTGACCAAAACGGTCGCCGGGTGAAAAAAACCCCACCCGAACGGCGTTCGTCGATTCTGCGCAACGCTAGGGGCTTTAAACGGGCCGGTAGCGAATCACCTTGATTCGTTCGGTCGGGTTGACGCGGGCGAACTCTTTCAACATGGACTGCGTTCCTCGGCTCACCCCGTTCCAGAACGCCACCAGAGACGGCCGGTCGGTCCCGCGAACGAACTCGGCCATTTCCCGATTCCTCATCGGCCCGGCGGCCTTGCCGTGCTTCTCCCAGTCGGGTCGGACCAAGTGCCGGGTGAGCCAGTTGGCCTCCGCGTACACGTTGGCGAAGTAGTCGGCTCCGGACCAGTGCCAGTACCCTCCTTTCTCGTACCTGTGGCCCGGACCGCCGATCACCAACTCCGCGACCTCCCGCCAGTACAGCCACTCGTCCATGACGGCTTGGAACCTCGCCCCGTCGTCGAACGTCCTGGTCCCGCACACGACCACCAGCCGGCGGGGGAGGTGGCCCGGCACCGGACTGGTCTTGAACGGGTAGGGTGGTCGGAACATCTCACCCCCTCGGGGTCATGGATCCGATCTGGGATATGACGAGCATCATGGCCTGCTCCTTGCTGAAGCCGCACTTCACGCACCCGTCGTACAGACCCCACCACAGGGCGGGGAGGGATTCCACCATGAACTTGCCGGCTTGGTCGGCCTTCGCCACGTTCTCAGGACTCAGCGGGTTGTCGTCGTTCATGCCGCACTCCAAATGTCGTTCTCGTTCTTCTTCCACGCAACGCAGTCGTACCAGTTCTCGTCCACGCCGCTCACGTCGGCCTCGGCGTCGAGCGGGACTGTGATCCAGTCCCACACCTCCCTCAGAGCCACCGTCATCAGGTGGATGACCTTCTCGCACACGTCTTGGAGTTCCTTCGGGTGGATGCTCATCTGGAGGGCGTCGTGGATCTCGCCGATGATCTTGGACTTCATTCTGTACTTCGTCAGCCACTTCTGGAGTTCGATCAGCACCCACAGGAGGCAGTGGAAGGCACTGCCTTGGATGGGGTAGTTGGTAACGTCGTTGCGGCCGAGGAGGGTGTTGACGGCGAACCCCGTCTTCATCCGGAACCCGCCGGCCTTGCAGTAGTCCTCGAACCACGACCGCTTCCACTGCGAGTAGACCTTAAACCGCTTCTGCCACATGATCCGTTCGACTTCCTTCAAGTGGCCCTCGAAGGAGTTCGACTCTGGTTCCTGTCCTTGCTCGCACAGCCCCCGGACGGTGATGCCCTTGGACTTCAGGTACTCGATCAGCGGCGTGCCGTTCGGCATCTTGAACTTCTGCTGGTTGATCCGCTTCCAGATCGCCTTGCAGCAGTTGACGTAGTTACTCCCGTAGAACTGTGGGAACACGAACTGGTTCTTGGCGCTGTCGCGGAAGGTGCCCTTGTAGTGCTTCTTGTTGGCGTCGTAGTCCTTTCTGTCGAGGAGGAACATGTCCACGCATGTGTCGCCGTGCATGTCCGTCTTCGGGTCTTCGATGTACCTCCGCATGTTCGGGTCGCGGTGGTACGGCTCCCCGATCCGCACTTCCAGTTGGCTGAAGTCGAACTCGGCGAAATGGTGTCCGGGGTGCGGCAGGTAGCACGGCCGGATGAGTTTCGCCATCTCCGGGTTGCGCTTCGGCTGGTTCTGGAAGTTGGGGTTGCGGCACCCCGAGCGGTAGGTGGACAGCAGCAGGTGGTAGTCGCAGTGGACGTAATACTCGCCCACCTTCCCGCAGACCATCTCTTGGCGGATCTGGTTCAGGTACGTCCCGAGTACCTTGGTCTTGAGGTTCTGGATGCGGACGAACGTCTCGACGAACGGGAGGTCGAGTTCGTCCAGGTTGTCCTTGCCGGCCGCGGCCCTCCCGGTCTTGGTGTAGTTCTTCGGCGTGTACCCGAGGCACTCCTTGCCGAAGACTACAGTCCCGAGTTGCGAGTAACTGTCCGTACTCGTCTTGTCCCCGAACCGCCGCTTCCAGACTTTGAACTCGGGGGCGGCCCGGAGTTCGCCCTCCAGTCTGGCGACTTCCTTGGTGGTCTTGTCGATGGTCTTGGTCAGGTAGTCGGTGTCCACACGGACGCCGTTCGCCTCGATCTTGGACAGAACGAGACTGCCCTCGTGGAGCAGTCTCACGGCTTCCTCGGTGACTGGGATCAGGGGGCACTCCTTCTGTTGGCGACGAACGCGGCGTGGGTGATCGGGAACCTGTCGGCGAACTGCTCCTCCAACTTGCGGGCGGCTTGGTCGATCTCCCACAGCGGGTAGCTGACCTTCTCGGCGGTGGGTTCGTGCGTCCTGAGCGATAGGAAAGCCATCGCCGACCTGGGGTTGCAGGTGACGTAGCATCCGGAGTAGATGCCGACCGGGAGGCAGTCCCTAGCCAGTCCGGGATCGAATCCATCCGTGAGATTGTTCTCGTAGGCTTGGTAGCACGCCCGATAGTTCACGCGGAGGCGTTCGCACAAGTTCGCGTACTTCTCCTCGTCCTCGCAGCACAGGAACTTCGGTCGGCCGGGTTTCCAGTCATCCACTTTCATCATCGGCCGGTCGCGTGGCGGCAGGTAGAACACAGGTTCCAACTGCTTGTACCTTCCACTCTCCTCGTTGTAACTGAATCCGATCCGGTGGCGGTGCCACTCCCGCCATACGAAAATTGGGGCGTGGACGTAGAACGTCATGCTTGCGTGTTCGAACGGCGTCCCGTGTCGGTGTTCGAGCAGGTAGTTCAGGACGCCGGCGATCTTCGCCGGGTCGCCGGCCCGCTCGTCCCCGTCGAACACGGTGGACACCCACGCGGCTTTCGCCAAGCTGGAGTCGTCGCCCATCCAGTCAACGAGTCTGACGGCGATGTCGGACGTGAATCGTATTTCGCTCACAGGATTTTTCCTTGAGTACGGAGCGTGTCGATGACCTTGCCGCACCGTGGGCAGAGGTCCAGCCCTTCGTGGTCCACCAGTAGTTGATGGGAACACTTCACCCGGCACCCGTCGCACCGGGCGACCCCCGGGCGGTTCTCGTCCTCCGGTACCGGAGGACCGTCGTGGAACAGCGGGAGTCTTTTCTCGGCCCGGTCCGCATACCTGTCCAGCCGCTCGTCCATCTCGTCGTCGTCGAACACCATGCACGCCCACGTCACCTTGGGCGTGGTGGTGAGGATCACCTTATCCTCTTGGGCCTCCTCGTACACCGTGCCCATCACCGTGCCGCTTGGATTCCTCCTGGTGATCTCCTGAGTCTTGTACTCGAACGGCAGGAAATTGTTCCTCTTGTTCATTTGGTGTACGGCCCCCTGGAGTTCTTGTGAATCCCGTACCTCTTGCACGCCAGCCGGCACTGTCGGACGCTCGTCCCCAGGTAGTTGGCGATCACCGGGAGTTTCTGCTTCAGGCCGACTCGGAAGTATCTCAGGGTGGCAATCCTCTTTGCCGTCCAGACGAACTTGGCCCCCGGCAAGTCCTTCTTGGCGTCGAACCTGTTCCGGATGCTGTCCACCTCGTAGCACTTCGTGCAGAGGTTCTTGGCTCGGATGACCCGCTCCGTCGGGCCGCAGTTGTAGCAGTCGGATAACTTCCCCTCGACCACGCGGCACCTCGAATGGGTAAAGGCGTCACAGTTGCTCCTCCTTGGTGAGGTTCTTCAGGGTCGCGTACTGGACTTTGGCGACTAGGAATTCGTACAGCGAGTCCAGCGCGTTGTACTTCAGCAGAGTCGGAAGGTCCACCTCCTTGATCCGGTTGGGGGCGTTGCCCAACTTCTCGTTGCCCTTGGACTTCAGGTACGGGGCGACCTTCTCGTCCCAAGAGTCCACGCCGAGGTGGACGAAGGCTTGGAACTTGATGCTGGCGATCTCCTTCTCTTGGGTGTTGTTCTCCAAGGCGTGGGCACCGAGGACGGTGTCCCAGAACCAGTTCGCCACCTCGACCCCGAGGTGCTTGCGGGTCCAGCGGTCCTCGAACTTGATGTTGGACCCGATCTTGCGGATCTTCAGGTTGGTCAGGACACGTTTGGTCGCCTCGGCGGTCTTCCTCACCCACGGGTAGGCGATTGCGGTTTCCCCGTCGCTGACGGAGCAGCAGACGATTTCCGCATTCGGACCGTCCGGCTTGAGGGTGGTCGTTTCGTAGTCGAAGGCGATTGTGCGAGCACGATCAGCGTATCGGGCGACCAGTCCGGCAGCCCGTACCGGATCTTGGATGCTGACCACTCGGCCTTCGAGACTTTCGATTTTCCCATCGTACGGTTTCCCTTTCAGCCTGAGTGCGGCGGCCAAGTGGCGTTCCAAGTACAGCCCCATGACCGGCGTCTTCTCGTCCTTGAGTCTGGAGGGGTCGAACGTCGGGCAGACCCAAGCGTTCAGCCCCCGGTGGGGGATGCGGTAGCCCGCCCACCGCTCCTCACTCCCCACGTTCTCCCGCCACACCCCGCCCACCAGAGACTTAACGGCGTCCACCCCGAGCAGGATAATCACGTCCGGCTTGAGTCTCTGGACCTCGTTCAGCAGGTTCGGCCGGCACAGACGGATGACTTCTGCCGGGGTCTTCACGCCGGCCGTGGAGCAGATGCGGGCGCTGGTGGACCAGCAGTCCCGCCGCAGGTCCACGCCGTACTTGTCCATGACCTGGGCGACGTGCCGGCCGGCTGGACCGCCCAAGTGCCGGCCGGTGTTCTCCTCGTCCGGCCCCACCCCGGGGGCGACCACCAGGATCTTCTTCTTGCCCTCCCCGCTGGTCTTCATCATCGGCCTGCGGCAGGAGTTCTTCAGCCCGCACTCCCCGCACCCCGGGTGCTTGGGTTGGGCGGGCTTGTCCCCGGCGAGGAGGGTGAGGGGGAAGAAGGATTCTCGCATCAAACCCTCCCGTACCGCTGGAACGGGTTGAACCAGACGGTGTAGCAGGCCGGCTGCGTCGGCTGCGGGTCGCTGTCCTTGTAGCGGTACACCGGCGGGACCGGATACCGCTCCTGCTTCTCCTTGGCTCGCTCTGCGGCCCTCTCCTGCTCGGTGGAGTCCCCTAGACGGAGTTGCATCGCGTACCGTCGATTCTTGAGTCGGATGGCCTTCTGGTTGCGGTTGCTTCTGGACTTGTGCATCACTCGCTCCTCTCGGGTGGGTTGCCGTCGTTCCACTTGGTCTGGTTCTTGCCCGGGACTCGGCCCTTCCGCCAGCACATGGTGATGAACTTGATGTCCCGGTCGTTGACCAGCTTGACGCCGGCCCGCTCTTGGATGTCCAGGAACTTCTGGAACAACTTCTTGCGGACGGCGACCCTGATCGGGCCGTACTGGTAGCGGTTCTTCTTCTCGTTCCACCTCCACATGCGGTTGTACTTCAGCCGGGCCTCGTCCCAGAGCAGGTACAGAGCCTTCAACGCTCCGACTGCGGGGTCTTCCCGTTCGGCGGCTTTGATGACTTTGTCCCGCTTGAGGGCAGGACACCCCGCGCAACCGAACCGCAGGAAATGCACTTTTCTGGGGAACAATCCCAGACCTTCGTCCCCGAGGGACGTATGGTAAACTCGGAGTAGCCTGCGAGATACCTCCCGCAGGTCGGACAGAATATCTTCTGTATTTCCACACTCGTCACTCCCGGACAGCCACTTGACGACGTGGGTGTCGTGCCAGTTGAGGATGGGTCCGTAGACTTCCTGACCGTCCTTGACGCTCGGCAGTCCGCACTCGCCGCCGGCCCCACACCCGCCCTCGGCCTTCCCGTGGGCCTTGATCTTGTCGTCGCGGACTCTCGACTCGCCCCACCGGACGCCGGTCAGACTGACCAGTCCTTCCCCGCCGTGCTCCTTCTTGTAGATGTCCATCGGCCCGATCTTGGTCTGCCGGGTACACCACCGCATACCCTTGAACGCGGGGTTGACCGGCGTCTGTCCGAGGCCGAAGATGGAGTTGTACAGCTTCTTGTCCACCGCCGGCTTGACGATGGTGACGTCCCACCCGCAGGCACGCAGGCGGGACAGCATCATCTCCACGACTTCGGTCAGGAACGGGTACTCGGCCTCCGTGTCACTCTGGATGGCCCTGGGCTGTGCCACCCTCACCATCCCGGTTCGGCGGAGCCACTCGATCCACGTCACCAGGCTGGTCGAGTCCTTGCCCCCGCTGTAGCTCGCCATCCACGACTTCTCGTTCAACACCCGCAAAGTCAGCTTGCTCGGGAGGTAGAACGGGTTCATCCGGGGCTGGTACTGGTCGCCGGCCATCGGAAGTTGGAACGTCTTGGGCTTCTCGTCGGACATTCATGGCCTCCAGTCGGTCGAGGTCTGCGGCGGTCTTCAGTAGGAACTCGCGGTAGAGTGAGTTCGGAACACTACCCAGTCCAAGCACCATATGGTCGTTCTTCTTGTCGCGGGGGAGGCACAGCACTAGAACCGGGAGGCTGTCCCGCTCCTTGAGCAGGTGCGACCACAGTGCCATCCGCTCGTCGATGAGTTCGTCCCGCTTCTCAGGAGTCATCTTCGTCCTCCTCCAGCGACACGGAGTAAAACCCGACCGAATCGGGATTGAGGTGTCCTTTGGGCGTCGCCGGCTTCAGCCTGTACCTCGTGATGGCCTTGTCCGCGTGTGCCTGCGTCGGGTATCGGGCGGCTCGGGAGGCTTCGTCCACCCACAACACTTTCTCGCCCGAGCCGTCCCGCTTGATGATCCCGCCGAAGTATGCGTCCGTGCCCTTCAGACTCGGCCTGTTCGCGGAGCGAATCACCCAGACGTAATCCGCTTCTTCCTCGCTGTCTTCTTCCACCCTCCGATCTTTGTCTTTGTCCTCGACCGCCTGCTCGACGCACTTGAGTGCGTTGTTCATCCGGACTTGACGTTGGTCAATGGACTTCAGACACTCGATGAGTTCCTCGTGGGCACTCGCGTGCCGCTCGGTCAGGGCCGCCAGCATGTGCCAGATTTCCTGCAGGCACTGGTCGTTGCGGACGGGCGGCTTGTCATTCTTGTGGATCGGATTCACCCTCGCCTGCTTCTTCGCGGTCATCTTTCTTCTCCTTGCGCTTCGGGGGCTTGACCGCCTCCGGTTGGCCGAGACTGGTGATGTACTTCCACTTGCCCCCCTCGACCTTCATCCGCTTCGCCGTCAGCACCACGTCCGAGTGCTTGCTGGCGATCTGGGCTAGGATCTCTGGCGGGATGGTGAACTGGATGGGGTCGCCCTCGTACAGTGCGGAGTGCGTCTCCGCGTAGTCGCCGCTCGTGCCGACGGCGGTGAGGGTGAGGTTCTTCCTGTCGCCAGGTTCGAGGGTCACGATCAGGAGGTTACTGTCCGCGTTCTCCTTGCTAAAGATGGTGGCGATCCCGACCGCCTCGGCCAGCCCCTTGGGGAGCGTGGTCGTACTGCCCTCCACCTCGTACATGGGCTTCAGGTCCGGGTACTTGTCCACCTGCCGCTTGATCGACAGGACGACCCCGGCCGGGTTGCGGAAGTGGACCCACGCCCGGGTTTCGGCCAGTTGCGTCACGTCCAGCGTGGCGGCGTGCTTCAGGTGGTCCCGCTTGACCAGGACTGGCTCCTTGACGCCGGTCTGGAGTCTGTACCGGCACAACTGGTAACCGTCCGTGGCCTCGACCCACTTCGGGTGGATGTGGATGCAGGTGCCGACCAGTTGGCTGGCGTCGGACCCGGCACACCCCTGGACGACGTTCACCGCGTCGTTGAACTCCTCGTGTGCCGGCTGCCAGTCGTCCTTGGTGGGTCTTTCCAGATCGTCGAGCGGGATGACGATCTCGGCCTCCATGTTCAGTCTCGCCCGCCTGCCGGCCTTCTTGCCGCTGGCCCGCAGTCCTTCCACGACCAGTTGTGCCCCCGCCACGTCGAGCGACAGGAGGTCATCCGTCATCTTGCGGAGCAGGTCCACGAACGCCCTCGCCGTGACCGCCCCGGTGAACCCCGGGTCCAGCCCACTCTTGACCCGGCAGCACACCTCCTCGTTGTAGGCGAATACCGCCCCGTTGCGGAAGATGAAGCACCCGGACTGGGCCACCGGGTTGTTCTGCGACAGTCCTGGGGAGACGCACTCCAACTTGTGGAGTAGGCTCGCCCGCTCGACCCGTTCAGCCAGCACTTTTTGAATCCTCCAGTTTGACCTTCCTGCGAACCCAGACGGTGGCGTCCGGGGCGTCGATCAACGCGGTGTTCTGCTCCAGCTTCTCGATCAGGTACTCGGCCAGCCGGATCGCCAAGTCGAGAATCTGACTCTTACTCTTGGGGAACCTCGGGTAGTTGCGGAGGGAAACTTGCAGACCTTCTTCCACGTCGTCCTTGTGGGCGAAGGTGGTGTAGGTGTACGTCACGCACAGTCCGGGCGGGTGCTTCTGGGTGTTGTTGATCGGGACGGCGGTTTCGCAAAACTCCTTTATGTACCGGCCCCCCAACTGGTCGCCAGTTCCCACGAACACGTTCACCGTGTACGGCGTGTCCCACTTTTGCAGGAACTCTACACCCCCCGCACTCTTGTGTTCCCACTCGGCCAATTGGCCGGTCCACGTCCAAGTAGGATCGTGTTCGTTCGGATTCAGGTTGTTGGGACTCATTCTGGGAACCACTCCACGAGGATCTTTTTGGCCGAGTTCGGGGTGTCCTGGTCCGACGGGTCGATGGTGACGGTGACCGCCGTTTCGGTCCCGTCGTCGAGTTCCTGCTGGTTACTCCTCCGCAGGTAGCAAGTCCCGTCGATGGGGTTGTCGTGGAAACCCAGGAACGGCGGGGCACCGGACTGCAACAGCGTCTTCAGGTTGGTCAGCGCCTCGATCCCCTTGTCGATGGCGGCGATCTCCACGTCGAAGTTCGCGGGCATATGGATCTCCGGAATGGAAAAAGGCGGGGAGGGCGGACGCGAAGAGGATTACACTCTTCCCGACGGCCGCCCTCCCCGCTACGGACTCACGTCACTTCTTCGGCTCCTCGGCCGGGGCGGGGGCGAGGGAAAGCTCAGCCTCGTTCATGATGAACGAGGGATTTCCGATCTCGCTGCCACCCCCGAACCTGGTGTACCCGATGGTCTTGACGACGTAGTGCCGTTGGACGCCGCCGTGACACTGTTCCAATGTCACGGCGACCACGACGAACCGCAACCCCTTCGGCTCGGCCCGGTGGACGAGAACGTCGCCGACGGCGAACTTGAACTTGGCCGCTTCCGCATTCCAGTCGGTCATGATTGTTCCTTGTTTGGTGGTTGAACGAACAGGACCCGGGCACGGATTGTTAGTCCGTGCCCGGGTTACTTCCCCCGACCGATGGCCCTCGTTTGGGATGGGTGTGGAGGGATCGGCGGGCGGCTCACTTCTTCTTCTTGATCCAGTAGCCCTTGTCGTTCTTCCGCACGTCGTAGCCCTTCTTGACCAGCTTGGTCGGGATGTTCTGCCCGACCGTGGACTCGATGCTGGCGACCTCCTTGTCCTTGAACCGCTTCTTGACCATCGCCACGACCTGCGGCTTGGTCAGGGGCTTCTGCTCCGACGCGGCGGACAGGAACTCCACGATGCTCTCGATCACCCCGGGCTTGCCGTCCCCGCCCGCCCCCTTGAACGCCGGAGCCTTCTGCCCCGTCTTCCCGGCCGGCTTTTTGGCCTCCGGCTTGGCGGCGGTCTTCCCGGTCTTCTTCCCGGCCGGGTTCTTCGTCTCGGTCATGTCGTCTTCCTCTTCTTCGTCGGACTCATCGTCCGACTCGGTGGTGTCGTCCTCGTCCTCGTCGTCCTCATCCGAGTCGTCGGACTCTTCTTCGTCATCGGACTCGTCCTCGTCCGCTTCCTCCTCTTCTTCCTCCTCCTCCTCCTCCTCTTCTTCGTCCTCGTCGTCCTCATCCTCATCGACCGCGGGCTTCTTGCCCTTGCCCGCCGGCTTGGTCTTCCCAGCCGGCTTCTTCTTGGGCGTCTCCTCCTCGTCTTCCTCCTCGATGTCCTCGTCCACGTCGGCCCGGACCAAGACGGCCAACTCGACGAAGTGTTCCTTGGCCTTCGCGTCCTTGACGGTCGCCAGCGGCTTCTTGACCCCCTTGGTGCGGATCTTCGTGATCTCCCCGGTCAGGGTCTTGCCCTTGTACTCCCACTGCACGGCGTCCCCGACGGTCAACTCGTCGGCGTCTTCGTCTTCCTCAGCATCCTCGTCTTCGGCTTCCTCGTCCGAATCGTCTTCGTCGTCGGACTCGGTTTCGCCCTCGTCTCCGTCGTCTTCGTCGCCGTCGCCATCGTCCTCATCGTCGTCCTCTTCCTCAGTTCCTCCATCGTCATCGTCTTCCTCCTCGTCTTCGGTTTCTCCGTCTTCCTCGTCCTCATCGTCGTCCTCGACCACCTGGGCCTTCTTGCCCGGCTTTCCCTTCCCGGCCGCGACCGGCTCCGGCTTCGCGCCCTTCTTGCCGGCCACGACCACGATCTCCTCGTCCGCGTCCTCGGCGGCGGTCATCACGTCGGCGAACAGCTTGCCGAGGATCTTGTCCTTGGGCTTCTTCTCCGCCCCGACGTGGTCCGGCAGAGTCTCCAGTTTCGTCTGCAAGCGGTCCAGCGACCACTCGGTGACGATCTTGGAGTTGAACCCGACCGCGATCAGGAGCTTGCGGGCGTCCGCTTCCGAAACCTTGAGCTTTCCCATCTCGAACTCCTTCGTGTGGTGACACGAACCTATCGAACCGTCGGCCCTCACGATAAAGGCCGCTTACGGGTGAGATTGCCGCGAAACTATGCGGCTTGCCGCGAATTCTGAAAATTGGGCGAAATTCTACCCCACTGGCGTCTAGAACGCCTTACTGCGGATCCAGTTGCATTTCATAGACTCCTTTAGACCGCGACCCGGCCGTGCCAGTTAGCCTCCCCGACCGGGAGGAGTGTGACCCGACCGTCCGACAGCCCGTCCCTGGGGGATTCCGCACTCATGACGATCACGGCGGTCTTGTAGTCCATCTTGCCGAGATGATCCAAAAGGGACAGGATGGAGGACGTGCCCACGTCCGGTCCGAAGACGACCGTGCGGGGCCGGTACTGTTGGATCGCCATCGCGCCGAGGAGCGGGCACTGGTGGAGTTGGTACTTGACCCCGTCCGGCGGCGGCTGGCAGTCCCCGATGCAGACCACCCAGATTTCCTCCATCAGGTGGTGAATCGGGAATCCTTTGGCCTTCATCCAATCGCGGAGGTCGCCCAAGAGAATTCGCCGGTCGTCGCCGCCGGGGATGCGGTGGTGCTTGAGTCCGTGCCTGTCGCACCACTTGGTGACCGTCCGCGTCGAGACGTGGCACAGGTACGCCACGTCCCCGACCATCAGGACGCCGGCCCGGACGTTGCGGATGGTCCTGGGCCTCGGCTGGCCGTCCCGCTCGCTGATCGCCTTCGGGCACTCGTTCTGGTTTCCCACGTTCGATTTCCTCATGTACTGGTGTGGTGTTTTCTCGCGTACTAAATGACGGGTCGTTTTTGGCCCCTAGCGTTGCGCAGGTTGAGTTTTAGGTGGGGGGTCTGCGGTTTCTGTCAACCGGCCCGACTTTTGCGATCTGGCGCAATTCTGGCGCGATTGGCGCGGGGTCTAGTTGGTCGATCTCGCCCCGACCGGCCCCGAACCGCCGAAATACCCCATACGCTCAATAGACACTCAGAATGCACGGGTTGGCGACGGCGAGGCACCCCGCCGTCGTCAGACACCTCCGCTTGTCGTGCTTCCCACTGCGGGCGAACGGGGTGTTCAGCCGGTACACGCCACGGTCCCGCTCGGCGTCGTTCTGGTTGATCCCGACGAACAACGAGACGTGACTGGCCTTCCGCTTGTCCTCCCCGGTGTGTTCCATGCCGATCACGTCGGCGTTGTAGCTCCCGCGGTTCGCCTGCGTCGCGGTGACCACCAGACAGTTCCCGTTCATCGCCAGTGCCCGGAACATCGCCCAGGTGTGGTTGATCTGGTCCCGGGTGTCCGCCGTTCCGTTCGACGGCGCGACGATGTCGGCGTAGTCCACGCAATTATGGACTAATAGTCCTTGCACTGTGAAGCGAGAAAAAGGTCCACAGTTGACGACATCCCAGACTTCCGATTCTCGCATCTCCTCCTCGTTGCCTTCCACCTGGCGACGATCTGACCGAACGTCATCCCCCATTTGAAAAATGTCAAAAGACTGCCGTCCGCATATTTCACAGACGGGTAAACAATCCTGAACTTGTGCATTCTCGGAGTTTGTGGTTTTTTTCTGGTGTGGGAACAATTCTGCTTGCGGGTGGATGCCCGAAGATTCCCAGGCCGATAATGACCGTCGTTGTTGATCCTGTCGATTTCTTTTCTGGGCGTCATCTCGGGCAAGTTGTCCAAAATCCACTGACAACACGCCGCCACCGACGGGAACTTGAACTTTATTCCTCGACCCCCATAATCTTTCCACGAATCCGAGTTCGGGTTGCAGCAACGCTGCTGCGCCGCAGAGACTCGTTTGTAAAGCCAAGTTGGAAAACGCTTCGGTTGAAGACATTGCCGACACCCTTGACTGATCCCTCGTCTGAGATTCTGATGCAGGACCCATTTCTCCCGACCGCACCGAACACACTCGACAAAAACATACTCCCGCTTTGTTTGGTAGGCGTGTCCTCGTTTTAGGTACGGTGTCAAACGGATTCTTACCCCCGGCGACGAAATTACGGCCAAGCCGTATTTCTTTCCCATTAACTCCGGTCTGTGCAATAGATAGTCCCAATCGTCGGCACGACTCAAGGGTTCGCCACCCTTTCGTCGTCCAGACTTTATGATCCGGCGTGGCCGTAAGTCCGGCGTAGGTGATAACACGTTGTACTCCTTTGTACACTAGACCGGCGTGAGAAACCCATCCCACGCCGTCCCATAGTCTATCACTACGTCGAACTTTTTCAATAGGGATCTCGCCCCGATCTGTCAAAACTTTAGATCCACTTGCAAGACAAACTATGTCCGGCACCCAGCCGTACCGGGCCTTCTGGCGTTTGAGGATTTCGTGGATGCCCTCGACCGACAGGGACTTGGTCGAGTGGCAGGACAGCTTGAACAGGTCGGTCCCGTACTTGGTCGTGGTCTTGCGGAAGGCTCGGTTGGCCTCCTCGTGGGTCATCCTCTGAGTGATCCTCCTGTCTTCGTGGACTACTTCGGTGCTGGACTCGCCCGGCTCGATGCTGATGGGAAACTGATACACCCCGTCCTCCGTCTCGGCCGGATCCACCGCCCGGCGGCACGCCCTGGCAGCGATCCGCATTACGACTTCCTCCCGGGGCATGTCGCCGCACTCGAAGTACGCGACCCTCCTGCCCTGCTGCATTCCTCTCCAAGCCACGTCGAGAATCCAGAAAGACTTGCCGACCTTCTCCGGACCCTCGAACGCGACGAACGCCCTCCGCTTGAGCCGGTTCTTGAAAAAGTGTCCGGCGGCCCCGGGGTAGACGACGAGGGGTTCCGACTGCTCCTCGAAGCTGGCCCGGACCGCCTCCGGGTCTTCGAGGATGCTGGTCATCTCCTCGCTGGTCATGTCCACTTTGTCGGTCTGGGCGAGTTCGGCGACGGCCTTGTCCAACTTGCCGGCGTCGGCGTAGTCCCTGGCCCGCTCGGTCTTGCGTCGGATCATGACTGCGGTGAACAGGTCCGAGGCGAGGCCGATCAGGTAGTCGCTCTGGAGATGCTTCTTCTCCTTACGAATGTACTCCTCGTTCATGGACCCGAGTAAGTCGTCCACGGCCTTGGACTCTTCGTCGGGCCTGGACTTCTTGGCGGCGTACCGGCGGTGGTAGATGAGGATCTGCTTGCCGGGGGCCTTGTTGTACTTGCGGTAGTGGTCCACGCACCACCCGCCGACGCGGTCCAGGTACTGGCTGTCGAACAGCCCCTCCTCGCTCCACTTCTGGGCGACCGCCCCGCACACTCGGTCCCCGATAATCATGCCGGTGAGGACCGCCCTCGCGTCGGCACCGGCCTTCCCGAAGTCGGTCACTCTCATTCGATCCACCCCCACACCCACTCGCAGACTTTGATCGTCCCGGCGACCAGCAGGAGGGCCGAAACCGACAGGCACCCGCAGCCGGCGAGGATGGACTTCGGCGGGTGGTACTCGATTCGAGACTTTGGTGGGTTCATTTGACCTCCTCGATGAGTTTGTCCCAGATTTTGGAGTTGCCCCACTTGGCCGCCAGCCCCCGCCCCCACTTGTGGAAGGCGTCGCCGTCGGTGTCCACGGCCCGGTTCAGGAACGACTGCCGGCTGCCGGACCACTGCTCCCACTTGACCAGTTCGGCGTGCAGGTTCTTCATCCACCGCTGGACGAACGAGTCGATTATCAACTCGTGGCGGACGCACTTGGCGGCGAACTGTGCGTGCTGCGGGGCGTTGGTCTTGGTTCCGGACTCGAATAGCGGGAGTAGCTTTTTGCGGAACGCTGCCAGGGCGGTCCACGACCTGGCCACGGCCTCGTGGACCAGTTTATCACTCCCCTTGGGCCACCTGTAGTCCCGGACCAAGTTATCCGCCAGCGCCTTCATCTCGGCGGTGAGCGGGGTTTCGGCCTGGGCCGCGTCCCGCTTCATACGATCCTCCAACCAGCCGAACAGGTCCCGAAATTTACGAGCGCTGTGGATCGGCGGAAACTTTTCGTCGAGTCCGATCTTGGCGGCGTTGGCGGCGAGGTACTGAATCGCGGATTCGATCCGCTCGGTCGGGACGAACTGGCGAAGCAGTCGGAACTCGTTCGCCCACTTCTTCTTGCTCCAGCCGCGCAGAACTTTGTTCTTGGCGGCGAGAGCGTCGTAGAGTTTCCTAGCCGTAGTCATATCCCACTGAGACGGCGAGGTCTTCTTGTCCGCCACGGGCGGGAGGAAACTCTCTCTGTCCGTGGTCGCGCTGTTGACGACTAGAAGAGACGGGGTGTCTTCCCGTTGTCTCGCCGAGTCCCGCTGAGAGGGGGCGTCAGCCCCCGGGAAGCGGGGCGGCGAGTTTCTTTTTTCTTTTTTAGGTATACGAAGTATACCTTTATTACGGATGGGAAAATCAACCGTAGAGTCGGGCGAATTTCCTACTCGCAAGTCGGTTGAAATTCGCCCGACTGGGTTTTCTAGGGCTTCCTCGTCTTCGAGGCGGTCAATCGCCGTGTGGATGGCTACGATGTCTATGCGGATCCATCGAAGGGCGGGTATTCCCCGTCTCTCGACTTGGATGAACCCTCGATTTTCCAGTGATTTCAGGTACAGTTTCTGCTCGTAGTCCGTCCAGACGAATCCCATGTCTTTGTGCTGGAGGTATTCCCGAGAACACATAAAGAAATCCCCGACCATTGCCCTCGCCATCGCTCCACGGTTAATCAGGTCTTGTAGGAAAAACGCTTCCCCTTTATTGGAAATGATCTTGCCGTAGTCTCGGAGACATAGGAAATATCCAGTTCCGGCGATGACCCGTGACAGGTGCCGGCGGTAGACGTTGTCTTTGGACGACATAGAAACACTCCCCGCCGTGGCCGGCGGTCGTTCGCGTCTCTCTGCCTGTTTTCAGAGTGGACGCACTGTTGAAGGGTGGCGACGATCCGGGTGCTTGGGGACAGTGCGAACCCTTCACACCCGGATCGTCTTCGGCGGGAGCTACCCGCCTACCATTTGTTGCCGGGCCGATTGCAAGCCGGCCCGAACTCGCGATGGTAGTCATTCCTGAGAACGACTTAAATATTTTGACCCGAGAAAGCACGTCAAACCCTCCTCGGTTTCTCGGGGAACGCCTTGGAATATCCGTAGGCCACCGCTGCGCTGCACAGGGCGTCCCTGGCCCGCTTTTCGGTCGTGAAGAACTTCAGGTGAGAGTTCAGGGGATCCAATACGTCACCCTCCATTCGGTTGAACAACAGTGGGTGGATGTTGTGGTGGTCCATCATAATTACCCCATCGCCCCTGGCCGCATTCCCTCGCCGCCAGAACCATGTACGGTCCTCTATTGGACCGTTGTCCGGGAAAATCACCCGCGTGATCGGCGATTTGGCGAACGACGGTGGCGGACCTACGTTAGCCCATTCCTCACGCAGTTCTAGGAACGCCGACTGTGGGATACTCAAGCCCGACACGAACCCCCGGGACCACTGAGGTGCCCAACACGGGACCCATTTGGTTTCCGGTTTGTGCGGCCATTTCGTCCCACTGGTACTGAGCGAGCCGATCCGGGGCCAGTCCGGATCGAACCACTCCAGTTCGTGGAGTTTCAGTAGTTCGTTGGTCCTGTTGGTCAGTTGTTTTCTTTTGGATCGGTACTCCTTGTGCGGGTCTTCGGGGAAAAACGACCCCTCGACCGCGACGTACTCTTCGTTCAGGATCCAGTAGGACCGCTCGACCATGAATCCGTAGTAAATCATGCTCTGCCCGGTCGGGAGTGATCGGGTCAGGCTCACGTCCAGAATTTCGCCGGGGTTGATTCTGTCCTCGCCGCTGTACAGTCTCCGTGGTAGTTGGATGGTCGCTTTCCTGATGTTGCTCCAACGATCCATTAGAATCCGGTGTTTCGGATTTCTTAGGTTTTGGGACTCCTCGTACACGTCCTCCTTTATGGTCACGTCTGAGGTTTCCACCATCCTAGGGAGGGATGGCATCCGAAACAGTTCAACCTGTTTGCGGATGAACTCGGCCCTTTCGGGCTTGTCGTTTTCGTCCAGCCAGTCCGCGTACACCAGTCTGGGCGTGTCGTCGTCCGGCGTCTCGCACACCGCCCGAACGAGTGCTTCTTCCTCGGTCATGCCAGCATCCTCCGGAGTTCTTTGATCTCACCCTTGGGACTGCGGCTCGCATCTTTCCCAGAAAGAACTACGTTCCGGGTAGTGCCCGGGAACGGGGCCAGCGCCCGGCACAACTCCTCGGCCCGCTTCTGGGCCTCCCGCTCGCTGTCGAACACGATCAGCCGCACCGGGAATTTGGCGATGCGGAGCAATTGCATGTCCGTGTACCCGACCCCGCACGTCGCCACGCCCCCCGGACCCACGGCCCATGCGTCCAACTGGCCCTCGTTGACGGCCACCGAGTGGGAGCAAAGGTGCTCCCCGTACAGCATGGACTTCAGCGGGACTTTCTCCATTTCCGGCTTGGCGGCGTCGTACCGCTTGTCGTCCCCCACCCCCCTCGCACACCAACTGACGACTTCGCCGTTCAGGACGGCCGGCATGAACAGGGACCAGTCGTACCTGGTCCCCGCGAAGCCGATCCCCTGAACGCTCCAGACATCCCGGACGTACACCGGGTCGAACCCCCTTTCCCGTAGAAAGCGTTTGTGGGGCAAGCCGAACGGCCCGACGCCGGCCGGTAGAACGCATTTTGAAGCCCCTAGCGTGCGTTCTGCGGGCCGTTCGGCGGTCAGGGTGAGTAAAACCCCACCCAACCGTTTCGCGTCGATTCTGGCGCAAATGCGCAAGGTTTCATACAGCCGGTGTTTGCCGCACTTCCAGCACTTGACTGCCAGACTGCTCGTGTTGATCCCGAGGCCGTAGTTGCTCGAACCTTGTCCGCAGTGCGGGCAGATCAGGCCCAACCACCCGGTCGAGACGTGCGGACTCTCGCCGGGCCGCTTGAACGGGATCTCGAGTTCCTCCAGCACCCGCTCCAGGTTCACAGCAAGTCCTCCCCACAGACGATGGCCGTGCGGACGCCGCTGTGGTGTCCGACTGTTTCCACTTCAGTCGCAAGGGTGCGACTGAGTTTCTCGGTGAACTCCTCTTGAAACTGCTTCTTCTTCGCTTCGGCCTCCACCGCCGCCAAGATGTCTTCCACTTTGATCGTTCGACTGCTTCGTACTGTCACCCGGTAGAAGTCCGGTCGGTCGTCCACCGGGCACAGGCAGACCGCCGAGAGGCTGTACTCGCACCACATTTTTCTTCTCCTTCATGATTCGGATTTTTTTCGCCCACGCCACGAAGTCTTGGACCGCCGACTCTCTGTCCGGGAATTTTTCTCCGCCGCACGGCGAGCAGCACCACCAGCTCCAATCCCCACTCCACCACTGATTGGTCATTGCCACGGAGATCGCGTCGAAACCTGCGATCTTTTCCTCTGGCGTCATTAGGAGCCTCCCAAAAAGTTGTCCCTGCCGCCGGGGTCGTTGAACCCGTTACCGGACCGTTTGAGGTATTCCACCAATTGGGCGGCTTGCTTGTCGAACCGCCACCCAGTTCCGTCGGTACTCTCGGCCCCGGCCTGATGAGCCCTCCACAGGTTCTTGTGCGTGTTCACTCTCCCCACATGCACTCTTGGGAAATTCTTGCACCACAGTCGCACTGTATGCCACTTCCATTCTGTTGTCCCTCCAACGAATATTACCTCTGGTTTCGGGCGAAGTTTCTTCACCAGTTCGGGAGTCATTCCGTTCTGGACTGCTAGGGCGAGTTTGAACCCGTAGGACTTTACCCTCGGAGTCCACTTGTCCCACCATTCGAACGTCCGGTCGGCGTCGGCCACCACGTCCGGTACGATGGCCCAGTCCGGGTCGTAGTCGATCTTGGTTGCAATCCAGTCCAAGAACAGCAAGTAGTCCTTGGCCTTCCACGGCTTCTTTTTCTCCCACGCGGCGAACCTTCCATTGTCGAGGGCGAAAGGAAGTCCTTTAGGATTTCTCTGGCCGTCTGGACCGTAGAGTAGACCGAGCCGGCCGGGGAACTGGGCGTCCAGTCTTTTAGCCATCATTGCCCGGTTCGCCGGCATGACGACCGGGAGCTTCTTCATTTCTTCTCCTTCTGTTTGGCCTCGTAGTCTTCCCGGGCCTTTCTCCTCCCAGTGACCACTCCGGAGAAGAATGCCAGGTACGCCCGCCTCCAAGTCTTGAAGTTCTTGGGCCGCACGTCCGCCACCGGATCTTTGACCAAGTCTCGGTAGCACTGGACGAACTCTTTCCAGAACCACATTTTCACCGCCCGGTACGCCTCCTTGTGCTTGTGATCCACCTCGACGCACCCGGCGGCGACGGCCCGGACTCGCTTCTTCGGGTTCAGGTCGTAGTGCAGGATGCTGGACCCCGGCTGAGTCCTGTCAGAACACCACTCCCGTTTGAGTCCGATCTTCTTCGCCATCCTGTGGAGTTCTTCCGGCGTGTCGGCGTACATGTGGGAGACACTCCCCCACGGCCACTTGTCGGACTTGGGCCACTCGAAGTTCGGATCGACGTAGACCGCCATCACTTCTTCCTCCTCTTGACTTTCACGATACTCGGATCCTTGACGTAGAGGGCCATGAGCGCCTCCACCACGTCGTTCATGTTGTCCCCCCGCCGGTACGCCGTGGACTTGAACAGCGACTTGGTGTACGGCGAGACGTTGCGGAAGTAGAGTACGCCCTTGGTGTTCCGGGGCTTGGGTTTGCGGATCGGTGGGTTCATTTGTTTTCCTCATTGGACCGGGCGATGAGTTTCGCTAGGAGGTCGCTGGCCTGTCCCTTCGTCGCACACAACCGGCTTGTCGGTTGTGTGCTGACGGTCCCTCTTTGACCGTCGAGGACGACTGAGATTTCTTCGTCGCCAAAGAGGAACTTTCTTCTAACCAATCCCCCTTCTTTTTCTTGATTGAAGGTGAGGACTATGATAACCTCTTGACCGAGTTTGAAACTGTTCATTTGTTCCTCAGTAGGGATTCGGTGAGCCGGTCCAGAAGGTCGAACCCGCCGGCCCCGGCGTCGCCGTCGAGGGTGTGGGACAGTACCTGCTGCTTCTGGGCGAGGAGTTTCACCAGCTTTTCCTCGATCGTGTTCTCGGCGACCAAGGAGTAGATGACCGCCTTGGCCCCGGTCCCCCGGCCGATGCCGTGGATACGGTCCTCGGCCTGGGTCACCTCCCCCGGCGTCCACGGAAACTCCAAGAACGCCACGGTACTCGCCGAAGTGCAGGACCAGCCAACCCCGGCGGCCTGGACGTTGCCGAAGAAGAAGCGGGAGGACTTGTCCCGGTTGAACGAGTCGATGGCCCGCTGCCGGTCCTTGTTCGCCACCTCCCCGTCCACCAGCACGGATATCTTCCTGTACTTCTCGTGCAGCTTTCGGACCACGGCCTTGTGGATGCCGAAAACCAGGAGCTTCCCGTCACTCTCCTCCAGGTAGTCGTCCAGCCAGTTCACCGCCGCCGGCAGTTTCAGGTGGGCACTCAGCCGCCGGAGGTAGCCCATCTGGACGAGCCGCTCGGACTTGGCGGCCTTGTGCGCCTTGGACTTGCTGTACTTCATCAGCCACCGGATGAAGTTCCCCTCGGCCTCGTCGTACTCCTTTCGGTTGGAGAGTTTTAGCGGCACGACCACCCGCGTCTTGTCCGGAAGGTCGTCGAGTACGTCCTCCTTGAGTCTGCGGATCATGCACGTCTTCTTGAGGATGGCGTGCAGTTCGTCCAGGTGGGTGGCCCCGGTGTACTTCCACCCCCACGGGGTCCGCTGCGGGGCGCAGTACCTGGACCCGAATGAGAAAAAGTTGTCAAACAATTCAGGCTTCAGAATGTTGATGGCGCTCCACAACTCCGCTGGCCTGTTCGTGAGTGGCGTTCCGCTCATCAGGATGACATTCGGGACTGGCTCGCACAGGTGTTTCATTCCTTTGGTCCGTAGAGCCTCGCGGCTCTTGATTGCGTGGACTTCATCCCCGATGACGAGTTGAGGATTCACCGCCCGTAGGTAGTTCACCCACGAGTCTGGATCTTCTACCCTGCCGAGGATGTCGTAGTTGATGACGTAAACCCTGTCCGGACTAACGCGGAGTCCTCTCGGCGATGGTTTCCTCCCTTCTAGAATTTTCGGACTCATGTTCAGCATTGTCGATATGAGGCGGAACCAGTGCTGTTTGACGGTGGCAGGACAGACGACGACCGCCGGCCCCTTGTCCAAGTACCATTTGGCCCAGAGCAGGGCTTGGACCGTTTTGCCCAAGCCCTGCTCGTCCGCCAAGAGTGCCCGACCACCAAATTTTTCGATCTTCCTGGCTCCGATCCTCTGAAAAGGATACGGAATGATTTTGCTCATTCGTGTTTCATCCGGAATAGTTTCCAGCCCAAGGCTAGTAGGATGGTTGTCTTTTTTTCGTCCTTGATGCGTTGGTCCAGTGGCCTGTGGGCTGGACCGTCAATTTCGATGGCGATTTTCCGTTTCGGGTGGGCGAAGTCGATCTTGTACGAGGGTGGACAAGACAGACCGGTACCGTGTCCTTTGGTCAGTGCCGGGTGTTCTCGGACGAACCCGGCCGGCACGAGTACGGATTCCAGCAGGGCGACCATCGGCGCCGGAATCCGCCCGTTACCTCCAGAAATGGTAACGCCGTGTTTTTTCCTCGCTTTCGCCAGTCCCTTCAAGTGTTTTTCGCGGGTGACCGGCTCGTGCATTTTCTCCCGCGTCTTCCTACTTACCTCCTCCCGCTTCGCGGGGTCTTCTTCCCAAGTCTTCTTGATTGCGGCCACCGCTTTGATTCTGGCTTCTTTGGTGCGTCCCAAAGCCAGACTCTTGCGGACTTTTTTCATCGTCTCGGGAGTTCGCTGGTAGACGCCGGTCGGCATGAAAGACTCCTGTGTGGTTGGCGGAGAGTTTGTTCTCCCAGACCCAATATAACACAGAGTCTAGGCAAAGTCAAGTTAGTCCGCCAGGACCGCCCGCCCCCCGAACTTCTGGATCTTCCGTGCCCCGATTTTCTGGAACGGTATGGGGGTCTTCTTCACACTCGGACTCCTAGGAGTTGGTGGATCAACCGGACGCCGGTCACGACGGCCTTCATGTCCGGCTCGTACTTGTCGCAGTGTTCCGGCATCTCGTCCGGGGGTGCCCACACCAGCTTGGGCGGCTTGCAGGAGACTTTCATCCCCATCCTGGTCGCCAAGTCCGGGACGTACTTGGTGGTCAGGTCCACGATCAGCCCCTTGCCGGCCGGGTCGTGCTTGGGGTGGACGGCGGCCCAGTAGTGGACTTCGCCCAACTCGAACGGGTCGTCGGGCGGCGTGTAGACGTAGGAGTAGTGGGTGGCGGACACCCCGTCGTCCTGGTCCTCGGCCACCACTCGCCACGACGCACTCCCGCCCTGCAACTGCATCCCCTTCAGGGCGGGACTGGCCTTCGCCGCCTCCACCACGGCGGCGGCCCAGACCAAGCAGGACTTGGCGTGGTCGTACTCCCGAAAGTGTTCCTGCCGCATGTAGATGTCGAACAACTGCTCGGCCCGGCGGACGATGATCCGCTTGAGGGCCGGGTCGGTCAACTGGATCGTCGCCATCACTTGTCCTCCTTGGTCACGGTCGGGTTCGTCAGTCCCTTCTGGTCCTGGTACTTCCCCTTCTTGTCGGCGTAGGAAACACGACACGTTACATCCGCGTGTAGTTGCTGATACAATTCGTCCTTTCTGCCGGATTCGGCGAGCATCTGGGCGACGACGGAACCAACCGACTCGTCTCGACCATCGCTCCTGAAGAACATGCACTGCATGATCCCCTGTCCGCAGTACACCTTGGCCGGGAGCGGCGTGGTATTGGACACCTCGACCGTCCACTTGCCCCGCCACTCGGGTTCCCCGGGCGTCACGTTCACCACCAGTCCGCACCGGGCGTATGTGGACTTGCCGACCACTACGCACAGCACGTCTCTCGGGATGTCGAAGTGTTCGACCGTCTCGCCGAGGACGAACGAGTGCGGCGGGATGAGGATGTGGTTCGGCGGCTGGAACCTTGCCGGGCACGACAGGACGTTCATCGGTTCAGGAGTATCCGTTCCAGTTTGGCAGTGCCGGCACTCGTAAGTGTAGTGCAGCCTGTTCTGGATCGAACCTAGGTGGACGCATTCGTGGCACAGAGGACTGTAGTCCACCTCCTCCAACAGCCCCGGGTTGAAGTCCAGCGGGTCGATGACCGGGTTCGAGCAGCCGGGGACGAACGGCTTGAACACCCGGAACTTGTACCCGATCCTGGCGTCGTACCCGTAGGATCCCACTCCCCACGACACCTTGCCCAACTGCTCCTGCCGGTCGTACTTGGCGAACGGGGTGATCTTCACGTCCCGCTCGATCTGCCAATCGGAAAGAATCCCCATCGTCAGTCTCCTTGTAATACGCTCTGAATCTGTGAGAACACCACCTCCACACGCCTGCGGGTCCACCCCGCCTCGCGTCGGAAGTGTTTGACCAACGCCGCCCGGCACGCGGCCGGGGACGGCAGGTTCAGGAAGTCCGGGTCGAATACTCGGACTAGGACCGCCCGAACGTCTTTGCGGAACACCGGGGCGGCGGACCACGAGAACCGCTTGACGCTGAACGGCGGCGGATCCGTCCTGCCGACCGCCGCGTCCAGAATCGCGACCTCGTCCGCAGCCGCCACTCTTGGCAGGAGTTTGTCCCGCCTCACCTCCTTTCGGATCATCTGGATCAGTCCGACCCGGACGTGGAACCTCACGAACTTGTCGAGCGGAGCCTTTTTCGGGTCCCACTCGGGGTACTTCCTGACGAACACCATGTTCGCCTCGCTCATCAAGTCCCAGAACTTGGATTGGTGCATCCGGCACCTGCATAGGAACTTCTTGCAGGTGCCGGCGATCAGGGGTCGGACCAAGGCGTAGGCGCGGTCCACACTCGGCCGGCGGGCGGTCGGCATGATTGTCTCACTGTTAGTAGGATGCCCACAGTATAACGCCCCGCGTCGGTCTGGTCAAGGGACGACGTTAGACGCCAGGTTTCCCAATGGTTTTGATTCTCCTGCTGGTGAGGAGTTCTCTCAGAACTTGCAAGTGGACGCACTGCTTGCCCGTCTCGAACGCCCGGCACTCGCACTGGTCGTGTTCCCGTTCCGGTGCCGCCAAGCAGTAGTAGAATTCCTCGCCCCCGGGCTTGGTGAACATGAACCGCTCCCCGACGGGGTTCAGGTCGGTCACGAACCACGGGGAGGACTTCAGGGCGTACCTCCTCACGCTCGGCTTTTGCTTGGTACTCGGGTTGCACTCGTGAACTTCCACCACGCCGGCGTAATCCGATGCCCGGACGTAGGTGCCGGTCCTGTTCGAGTAAGTCCCGTTCATCGGGAGTCGGAATGTCCACACGTCGCTCACGCCTTTGCTCCTTTCTTGCAGGGAAAGTGTTCCGACCGCTTGTAGAGGGCGGTCAGGGAGTACGAGTTCTCCATCTGGGCCGGGCCGCTGGTGAGGGCCAGTGCCCCGGCACAGCAGACGTGGAAGTCCCACAGGGTCTTCCCCTTGCCGACGCACCAGAGCGTGTCCGCCCGCTCCAGTTTCGTCCACGGCAGAATGTCTTCCCGGCCGACCTCCACCAGCATCCGGTAGTAGTCGGCGTCGGGGAGTTTGGTCCTGGTCATGGCGTGCCGCAGGATCGGCCCCTCATGCAGTCCTTGCTTCCAGATGTTCATGCTCCGGTCGGCCTCGGTCGCCAACTCGAACCCCGTGGTGTACCTGGGACCGGCCCACGAGTCGTGGACGAGCGGGACGCCGTTCGATTCGGTACCGGCGAAGTATTGGAGGGCCGAGTCCCCGCCGTTCGAGGCGTTCACCCCGATCCACTCACCCTTTCCTGGCACGTCGTCCTCGTCCCGCCGGGCCAGCTTGACCGCCGCCGACAGGCGCAAGTCCCCGTACCAGAGGATGACCCTCCAGGTGACCGGCCGGTAGCCGAAAGACTGGGCACTCTTCCCGAGGGAGGTCAGGAGGTCGTGGTGCTTGACCCCCTTCCAGTGCGACCCGGTCGGCCGGTCCCGGTCGTCGGGCACCGGTACCGGGACGTTCCGGATTTGCTCCAAGCTGTGCGTCTCCGCGCTCTGTGCGATCATCAGATTTCCTCCAAGTTCCGGTTGTTCTGGATGGCCTCGACCACCTTCGCGTGTCCCGCCCTCGCCTCCTCGACCGTGTGGTACCTCCACTGGTGGTCGAGGAACATTCCTTCGTGGTTGCGGATCATCGTCTCGAACAGTACTGGGACACCACGCCACCCGTGGTCGATCCCCAGGAACACTGTGGATACGGTCAGGACGCCGACGGTCGTCAGATCCACCCGGCGGCCTCCCTCGGCGAACGGCGTAGGAGGCATCCCTTCCGGTTCGACTCTGCTGAACCATTCCAAGTATTCTTGGAAATTCTCTGATTTGCGGACGACACCATTCTCGTTGATGTAGTTTCCCATCACTTGGACTCCTTCTTGACCAGCAGCCAGTGCTGGATCTTGACCGGCAGTTTGTTCCCCAGTACGGTGACCTCCACGGTCACCTCCGGGTCGTGATCCTCGCCGGAGATCTGGATCACCTTGCCCACTTGGTTCTTCCAAGTGCCGTCCACGACGGCCACCATGTCCCCAACCCTGTACAGCAGTTCCACTTTCTTCTTCTCCTTCTTCCTGGCGGCCAAGTTCGCGGCGGCCTGCTCCACGAGCAGGAGAGCCGCCTCCTCACTCTCCAGCGGCGTGGGTCGGTCATTGGACATCAGGATGTTGAGGACGCCCTTGGCCGACGTGACCAAGTGGAAGGCGTCCGGCGTTAACTTCAGGTGGGCGATCAGGTAGCCCGGGAATTTCAAAACCTTCCTAGAAACGGTTTTCTCGCTGCCGGGAATTAGCTTGATTACCCTCCACTGCCACGAGGCGCTCCAGTCACCCCGCTTGGTCGGGAATACTTGGACGCGATAGCCCTCTGGACAGAGATCGAAGTTCATCCCAGAAAAGGAACTGCTGTTGAGACTCCACCAAGCGTGCCGGTTTCCTTCCCGTCTGGCCGTCCTCGCGTCGTCACAGGGACCGCCGGCACAGACTTCATCCCCCACCGCCGGGATTGTAACCTCCTCGATATGGACCGGCGAGTACACCCTCCCGATGTACTTCTCCAGCCCGTCGATCTTCTTCTGCTTCCGAATGGCCTTGCGTGCCCGGGAGTCCATTCCGGGTTCGACTGAGAGGACGTACCACGAGCGGATGCCCGGCTTCTTCGGTCTGACCACTGCGGCCGGTTCGGGCGGGTCGGGTTTGGGCTTGCGGCGCTTAGTGGGCTTTCGCTTGCGTAGGGGTTTTTTGGCCGTTTGCTTTTTAACCGGCCCCACGTTGTGCATGCTCGATTGTCGCCCCTTGGGTGAGGTTTCACCCACGCCGGCCCCCGTTCGGCCCGTAGACGCGACGCTAGGGGCTTTTCTGGGCTTGCCTTTGCCGTTGCCTTTCGCCCCTTTGCCGGTCGTCGGTTTGGGCTTTCGGGCCGGTGTGGTCGGGCGCTTCGGCGTCGGTGCGGCTTTCGGCTTCTTTTTGGCCGACTTCGGGAAGACTTTCTTCGGCATGAATGACTCCAGCTAAGATGATGGACTTCCGGTCAGACACTTCCACCCAGTACCTCCGGCTGCACTTCTTGGCGGAGCAGACCAGGACTAGGAGGCCCGGTGTTTGGGCTTGAGGATTACCTTTCTTTTCTTCTGGATCGACGACGACGTAGCCTTCTTCCCGGGCAGCACGGCCGCAGGACGGGCACGATGGAAGACTTTCTTGCCACCCGGCGAGGAGTCCTTCTTCTTCGTGGGGGCGGGCCGGGTAACTTCCATCTTTGCGGCAGCCTTGGGAGTGCTTGTAGGTGCGGACGCGGGTCTTCTTCGGACGTACAGGATTCGGGGGTCCATTGTCTTCTTGGGCGGACTCGGGCACGGGGTGACCTCCGGCTCGGGTTCTCTGGGCTTGGGGACGTGCTGCACGCCGAACTCGTACCAGTCGTACTCCTTGACCTGGGCCAGTCCCACCGCCGTGCCCTTGCGGACCAGGCGGTTGTGGCGGTTGCACCACGCCACGGCGGACGGGTAACTGGCCCTCGTCGCTTCCCGCAGTAACTCAGGCGTCAGGAGCTTTCGGCTCACCCCGGCGGCGTCGAGGACGTTTGGGTTGTCGGCGATCAGTCTGGGGTGGAACCCGCTGACCTCCACCACTTGGTCCAGCCACTGGAGGATCTTCCCCTGTCGGTACTGCGGGACCCACGCCGGCTCGAAGCGGGCGGTGTCCTTCTTCGATTTCGACGAGGGTGGATTCCATGAACTTCTTTTTGTCGGCGAGTGTTTTGAGGAGTTGTTGTTCGAGGCGGCGTTCTCGTTCCTTCTGGGCGTCTTCATGGTAGTGGTCCAGCATGTAGAGGATGGCGGACTGGGGTTCGGAGAATTTCAGAAGATCGTCGCTGGCGAAGTCCTCGATCAGCCAGTGGGCGGTGGCCAGGTCTTCGGACGTTTTGTACTTCCGTGAGGGTCCGCCGACGTACCAGAACCAGTCCATGTCGGCCATCGTGACCTCTGACGTGTTCACTTTGGTCGCGGCTCGCACTCCGACCAGAGTAGCCGGGTAGACCCCGCACGGCTCCGCACTCTCCCCGTACCAGTGGTACGGCATGTTGACTTTCCTGGTCCCTTGGTCGATGCACCATTGGACTGCTTTCGCCAGGAGTGGGAGTTCTCGCTCGGCCAACCAGTCGGCCAGTGGGAACGGTGGTCTTCTGTCTTCCACCCACTTTTCGACCCAGGCCTGGAATTCACCGTCCGTGTCGTAGAGTTCGGTGGCGGTCATGTCTTCTCCCCGTCGTAGGTGGTGGACTCCTCGAACCACTCGTTCAACAGGAACGCGGCCACGGCTTCCTTGTGTTCGTGACTGAACGAACAGTCCATCAGTAGTTCGGACAAGAACCGGACGGCCCTCTTGGTGTCCACGCCGGCCTTCGGGACCCACTTCACGCCCTTGAGTCCTTTGAAGAACCAGTCGGACACCATCGACATCCACTTGGCGGCCGGGACGACACCCTCGCCGCAGTAGTACCGCGGAGCGCCGCCACCGGAACTTGTGGTGGAGGACGGCTTGAACGCTTTCGGGATGTCGGCGTACTTGGGGACCAAGGCCGGCAGGTTGTAGCGGTTCGGGCCGTTCAGGTCCGGGATCGGGTGCATCAGCAACTCCTTACACTACGGATTGGGTGAATTGGATCAGTTTCACCTTCAGGTCGTCCGCGAAGCAGGCCAGCGAGCAGTCGTCCTCCTCGACGATCTCTTTGATCTTCCACGCAGCGTACTCTGGGATCGTGAAGTCGATGTCGCAGTCGTTGTCCCAGTCAACGGACATCACGCAGTCCCGGGCCAGTACGGAGAACAGTTCATCCCCGTGCCTGTACCTGGGACCGATCCAGTCGATGGCGGATCTCTCGGCGGAAGTCAGAGTCAGTTTGTACACGTTTCACTCCGGTTTAAAGAGGCACCACTTGCGGGCGTACAGCGTCCTGCCGAGTCTGGACCGCCAGTTCGAGTTTCGGGAGCCGGCACGCAGGACGACGTGGGCGGGGATGCCGTTGTCCTTCTTGACCGAGCAGACGTACCAGCACGGTCTAGACTTTCTCAGACCCACGTCCGCCCACGACCAGTAGTCCTCGACCGTCCCGCCGGTCCTGAGTTCCTCGCCCAGTGCGAATCTCGGGTCCACGAAGCAGTTCTCCCCGAATTGCCGGATGTGTTCGGCCAGTGACCGGGTGAACGCCTCCAACAATGCCTGTCTCTCCACCACCACCGGCGGCGGGCACGTCACCCACACCGTAGCCCTCCACCAGTCGCGCTCCTTCACGTCCTTTTCGATGGTGGATTCTCTGTTCGGCGTCGGCTTGGAGTAAACCAGTGGTTTGTTCCAGTTGACCTTTTTCTTGGGGGCGGGGACGTTCACCAATTCGGACAGTGTCGAGTCGATGGGGACGATGCCCTGCTCGTCCAGGTACTCTCTTATGTGATCCGCCACGATCATCGCGTCGCTCGTCTGCTCGAACTTGTCCGTGAAGTCTCGGACGGCCGGCAGGTGGAGGTCGATGCCGGTGTACTGCACCCCGTCCTTGACCGTACACCCACCCGACACGGAGAGTTTCACGGCCGGGTCGAGGAGTTTCGTTCTGTCCTTCGCCGCCTTGAACACGCGAGTCAGGAAGTTCACGACTGGGACTCCTTCTTGCGGTAGTGGGTCAATACTCGCTCGGGAGGTGCTTGCGGACGGCGACCGCGTCCTCGGCGTCCTGCCTGCCGTACTGGGCCTCCCAGAAGGCGTCCTCGTCGTCGGGGTAGAAGTCGGTGGCGTCCACCTTCACCCGCTCCTCCCGCACTTGGATCACTTGCCCGGCCTTGATCTCCGCCTCGTACTGGTCGCGGAATCTTCTCGCCGCCTTCTCGGACACGCGGCGGCTGGTGTCTTGGAACAACTGGCAGTCGATGGTCCCGTCGGCGGCCAGGAGGTAGACGCTGTACACGGTGGCGGTCATTGGACGATTCCTCGTGGTTAGGAGTGATAGTAGTGGACTGAGGATCAAAACTGGGCTTTGCCCCACCCTTGGATGACCAAGGGGAGTCTGGTTGTGTGGCACTTCACGAGGGCGTGGATGTCTTTCGGGACTTGGTACATCGCCAGTCCCGCGGCGCACTGGGCCATTCCGGTAGCGTCCTCCGGCGTCTGGGCGAGGACGTGGTATGTCTCCACCCCCTTGGTCGGGGAGATGACCACGACGGAGTACAGACTCATCTGCTTCTTGTCTTGGTCCATGTCGATCAGCTTGGAACATTCGTTGTTCACGACGAGTGTCATTGGACGATTCCTCAGATGGTGATTAGGATGGTCAGGAGTTCTTCATGTTCTGGACGGCGAAGTCGGCGGCCTCGGCCGGAGTGTTGCCCGTCTTGTAGAGGCCGATGTAGTCCACGTCGGGAAGCCTCTCGTGGGTGAGGCAGCAGATGTCCACGAGGTTCTCATCAACTTCCTTCAGCCACTCCTCAAATGTGTGGTGTTCTGGTTCGGACTTCATCTGAACGACCGCCTTCGCCGTCAGCGGCTTCTTCCCCCTGAGCATGGCCGGCGTCATGCCGGGCACGGCCACCGCCGCGTCCATCGGCAGGTTCTCGTAGCTCCCCGTCGGTCCGATGTTCATGGACAGGTAGCACGGGACGAACTTGAACCCGGACGAGTATGCACCGCCCTGGGCCAAGGACTCGTGCAGCGTCTCCAACTGTTCGCGGAGTTTGGCGAGGATTTCGTCGATGGTCTGCCCCTCTCCGATCAGGTCGTAGGCACCGTCCCCACCGGCCGAGTGGAGGTCGTTGACGGACGCGATCACGTCGAACAGTTTCCCGACTTGGGGCTTGACGTACTTGCAGGACACAGTCTCTATCTGTTCCCGCTGACTCCGCCACTGGCCCTCGGGGTACTCCACCTTGAACGCCAAGTCCGCCCCCTCGGTTTGGGGGATGATCTCCAGCACCTTGGCTGACACCCAGTCTTCACGGAAACTATGCTGGTTGACCCGGACGTTATCGCCGACTTTAATTCCTGCCCACGGGTTGGCCTCCGGCGTCGGTTCGTCAGGACCGTAGCTGCCCTCCAACGGCTCGTTGTTGGCGTCCACCGGCCAGACGGCGTTTGGGAATGCCACGTCCCCGTCGAACCACGTCCCGTCGGGTTGCTGCTGGAGTTTGTACCCGTCGCTGGTGATGAAGGTCTTCGCCATGATCGTTCTCCTCGTGGTGGTTGTGGGAAATCAGAACTTGTGGAGGGACACTTTGTAGCCGTCCGGATGATCTTCGTCCTTGTCGCACTCTTCCGTTACTTCGCTGTAGGCGATGGCGTCGCAGTGG